TCATGCGCGCGTGCCAATCAGCATGATCTTGAGGCCCTTGGCGGTGCCATCCCCGACCTGATCGATATCGACGGTCATTTCGGCATCGTCGGCTAGGTTCGCATCAGAAATCACCGCTGCGGTCACCGCGGTGGTCGATGTCTTTTCAGTGTTGTCGATGGTCAGCTTCGTGGAGATGATGGTGGTGCCGGCCTCATTGATGTCGACGGTGAAGATCGAGCCGGACGTTTGAGCCGTGACAAGGCTGGCGCGGACCTCCGTGAGCGTGACTGCACGCGGCATGCGGAACGTGATCTTGGCCGTTCCCGTCGTCAGGGCTGTGCTTTCGTCGGAACATGCGACCTCCATTTCAAACGGCGTGCCGACAACGGAAGGGATCAGAGGCCGGCCGCTGGCGCGCTGGTAGAAAAGGCACATGACGTTGTCGCCGTTATCCTGGACGAAGACGGCGCGGTCGCCAGCGGCGGTGACGATATTGGCGGCGCCTGGCAGCAACAATCCAGAGCTATGAGAGAGCGTCAGGATGCCGTCGAACGTGACGTAGGCGGCGCGACCATCCTTGGCCGTCGCCCAGTCAATATCGGTGATTGTCGTGGTGCCGGTAATGTGGAAGAAGCCGCCCTCCCCGAGCGCTGTCGTGCCAGAACTGGCAACGTCTGCGCCCTTTTCCCACAGAGCGGCGAGCGCATCCGGGGTTACACCCTTCGACGTGTCCGTGCCGGTCAGGGCTTCGGTCGTCGATGCAGCTGTGAAGCCGCCGATGCCGGCCTGCGCGAAAGCGAGTGAAGTCGATCCTGGCGTGATCGGCGCGTTGGTCGTGCAGGTCCATTGCGTGTCGGCGAGCGTCGTGCCCTCGCTTACATAAACGGAAGCATCAACGAGCTCGGCGCCGGAATCCGCATCCGTGGCGCGCGCCGGCGCACCGCTGGCTGCGACGACATAAATGCCGTTTTCCGAGGCGCTCGACTGGTTTTTGAGAAGGATGCGGTCACCGGTGGCGAGCGTGACACCATCGATTGCCGACCCATTCGCGAACGCGCTCGCCAACGTGCCGTTGGCAGTTGTCGCCGCGCGGACAGCCTGCTTCCAGGAAAGGCCGGTGACCTTGGCGTCAACGTAGGTCTTCACGCCCTTTTCGGTGGTGACCTTGGCATCTGAGTTGCTTGCAAACGTGCCATCGGTCGAAATGGTGACGCCGCTGTCCTTGATCAGCTTGCCGGTCGTGGTATCGAACAGCGCGATATCGTTGTTGACGGCGCTGGCTGGCCCGACGACATCGCCGACACCACCACCGCCGCCGCCCACGAACAGCGACCATGCGGACCCGCTGTAGAAATAATAGGCGTTGTCGTCCTGCGCATAAGCCAGAGCGCCCTCGATCGGTGGCAGGAAGAACCAGGCCGCATTGTAATAGACAGCGACGTGCTTGCCCTGCCCCGACCATGCTCCCGTCGGCGAGGCCCCGAGCACATAGAGATCTCCATCGGCCGGCGACCCCGGGGGGGCGGTATCGCCGATGGAGATCGCGGCAAAGCAGGTCGCTCCGGCCTCGAGCTTGGCGATCGCCTCGTTGACCGTGACGGAGCGGTTGTTCTGCGTCTCGGCGAGCTCGGTGATGCCGAGGCGATTTGAAGTCGTCATGCTGCGTCTCTCAGTTCCACGCCGTCGCCATAGACTGCCGCGACCTGGGCGATGCCGAATTCAAGGGCTGATTGAGGAGAGCCGAAATCGGTGGTCTGATCGGCTGATGTGTAGGTGTAGGTCTCGACGCTGGAATCGTAGCTGTTCACCAGCGCGCCCAGACCGTCATAGATGTTGACCTTGTAGGCCTCTGTGGCCTCGCTCATCGGTGGGGTCTCCGCACCGCTTTCCGGCCATGCCTGACCGAGCCTGTCGCGCCGATTGAAGGTGAATGTCCAGTCGCCGCTGCCGGCATCCAGCAACGCGCTGACCAGTTGCGGCGCCCAAGGACGAAGGCCCTTGCCGTAATTGGTGAAGGTGACCGCACCGGTGGAATCGAACACCGTCGACGTCGGCACCGCGACATAGATGCGAGACAGGGTGCGGTCGCCCTCAAGCGCCCGCGTCATCGCCTGGTCGTCGAGATGGTAGACGGTCGCACCGGCGACGTGACCCACCATGGCGAACTCGGTGCCCTTTAGGCCCCTGAGCAATGTCGACAGCGTCCATGTGCCATCGAGGTTATCGACGACAGACGCGGCACGGATGTACTCCCAATCGCCAACGCTGGCATTCCAGACCGCAAAACCGTTCGAGGTCTCGCCGGCGAGCAGGACTTCCTCGCTGACGTTATCGGGGGCAGTGCCGATCGGGACTGCGATGTTGAACGAGGTCGCGCGGTCCATGGCGCCGGGATGCGGACGATCGGGCAAGGCATCGAGCGCGATGCCGCGGATCATGCCATTGGTGAAGCCGGCCCATGGTGCGTAGGTGGAGCCGCCATCCTCTGAACGATAGATCGTGGCGGAGCGGAAATTTCCAGAAGAGATGACAGCGACACCGGCATAGAAACCGTCATCGTCGTCTGCCGAGCGGAGCAGATGCCCGTCGATCAGGGCAGGGGTCGCGTCGGCCGGCCCAAGCAGGGAATCGACGACATAGGGTGTCGGCTGACCGACGGCTTCGGAGGTGAAACTATCGCCGCGCTTGCGGAATTCCATCTCAAGAACCGTATCGCCCGACATCTTGGTCAACACCGCCTTGGCGGTTCTGCCTTCGTCTAGGGGCAGATCGACCACCAAGCCGGGGTGGAGATCCATATGCTTGGGACCAACCGACGTCTTGTAGACCGTTGCAGCGTCCGTCAATGAATTGAAGATGATGTCGGCGACCTTGGCGGCGTCGTCGTCGGTCAGCACCTGCGCGGTCGAGAACGTCAGCGCGCGCTTGCGGCGCACCTTGATCGGCGCCCCGGTCTCATCGGCCTGGGACGGCTCGTCGTTGAACTTCGGATCGTCCTTGCCGGTGCCGGCTTGGGCGCCGATGCGGTAGGTCGCGTCGTAACTTGGATAGGTGATGATCGCCTGTTCCGGCATGTCGAGTGCGGAGGGGTATTCCTCTGTCACCGAAACGGGATCCGGTTCGGCGTTGAGCGCGACACCGACGTCGGCGATCGAGAGCGTCCTGAACGGAGCGGTCTGGCTTGGGAAGAACGTCTGGACACCATCGATCTGCGCCCAATCGACGAAATTGACGCGGGCAAGATCTTCGATGACACCGCGTGGGGGTGTCCCGGCGCGATCGCCATAGCCATAGATCGTGTTGAGGACCGCGGAGGCGTCAGCGGTCAGCCCGACAAAACGGCATTCGGCCTCAAGAACGTCCGACAGGGGAACGGGCACCACCTGGGCGCGCGGCAGATACCAGATCCTCGTCGAATCGTTGTTGACGTCGGTCATCGTGACCGCCGCCTGCCAGCGCTCATTGAACCCGACGTAATATCTGTTCGATGCACCGGCGTCGTCCCATGACGAGGTGCCGGCGTCGATGTGATCGACTTCGCTCAGGTCCGAAACCCGGTAAATGTAGATATCGTTGGTAATGCCGGTGCCGGTCTGGACCTTGATCGCGATCTGGTCGGACGCCAGCTTCATCCGCTTCGACAGCAGCGGATCTGTGTAGGTCAGACTGAAGCTGTTGACCTTCGACCGCAACAACGTCGAAAGATCGGGCGTGTAGACGTAGATACTGCCGGAGGTCGTGGTGATGATGACGGAATCGCTTTCCTCATCATAGAAGCACGAACGGGCAAAGCCGTTCAAAACGGACAGCGTCACCTCTGTCGCCGACGCCCCGACCCCATCCCATGTGATGACGACGATCTTCTTGGTCGGATTGAAGACCCAATCCGTCGCGCCATAGAGCCGGCTTGGCGACGCGGTCAGCGACAAAGTTAAATCGACGCCTGAAAAGGTGACAGTCCAGATCACTGCGTAACCAGTTCCTGAATTCGTCAGGAGCGTCAGTGTGTGATTGAGCCCAAAAACGAACAGATAGTTGACGCCGCCGAAGCTGATGTCGTCCATTGTTCTATTGAACGAAAACAAGGCCGTTCCAACGCCTGCAATTTCCGCCTCGAAAGCGCCGGTCGCGGCATCGAAGACGCGCAGACCGGGTTCTGCCGAATAGGTGACGCAGACCTTGTTTAGAGCCGTGATGTGGACGGCAAAGGCATCATGCGGCAGGGTGTTGACGGCGATGACCGTCGCCGCCGGCAGCCGTTCGATATGCAGCGTGGTGCCATACGCCGTGGCGAAATAGTCGCCAAAGCAGTCCGTGGCAAATGGATTATCCCGCGTGATCGTCGGCGTGACGCTGGCCGTTGCCAGACTCTGCGCCTGGGTGATCTCGGCTTCGATATTGGGAACGCGGATGCCGAACTCATCCAGCGGCAGGTTCTTGATCACCACATAGACGATGCCCGGCCATGCCGGCACCTGGCCGGCGCCGCGGTCTGCCTCGATATCGGGATCCGGCTCTTGAGTGTCGGTGCCGAGATGGATGGTGACCGATGCGCCCTTGGCGACGCCGATGCCCCTTCCACCATTGGCAATGGCATCCTGCAGAGCCTCATAGGAGACGTTGAAGATCAACTTGTCGTCGGCCCATATCCGGGTGACGCCTGACGCAGGTCCATTCCATGCGAATGCAACAGCAAAGGTCGCGGTGTAACTGTACGTCGTCACCTCCGGCCCGAGCGCCTTGCCCTGCCTTTCGGTCTTCACATGCTCGTCGACGTGGTTGCCCTTGAGCCAGATCACGGCGCCGGCTGTACGGATGGCGCCATGCCAGCGCGCCAACTGATCGCCATATTGCGAGGTCTGCGCCTTCAGGCTTTCGGCGCGCGGCCCCTTGATCTTCTGCGGGAAGAAATAGGCAATCGCCAAATTGATGCCGATGCCAACGGCGGTGGTGACGATCGATCCGAGGAGACCGCCACCCACGGCGGCGCCGGCGAGTGGTGCTATGAAGGCCATTTCGGCCTCCACAACATCAATGGCGGGAACTGCAGCGCGGTATCGACGACATTCGATTTCGCGCCGAGCGCCTGGATGACGCGCTTAGGCCGCAGGCCGTCGACATCGGAGACAATCGCCATATGCAATGTCTGCGTCGTCTTGAACAGCACGATATCGCCGATCTCCGGCTCGCCAACCCGGTCACAGAACATCTCGAGGTAGCGGCGCGCCTGGCGATAGTCCTGCATCCGGCCATAGTCGGCCGTCAGCGGCACATCGACGCCGCAGGCGCGCATCGACAGCACGATCAGGCCGACGCAATCCATGCCCTTGTCTGTGCGGCCCTGGTGCATCCACGGCACGCCAAGGTAACCGCGCGCGGCGGCAAGGAAGGCATCTGCGCTCATCGTCAGGCCTTCGGTGCGGTTGCGGTGATGTTTTCGCCGGCGAGGAAGTCGAAGCCGCCATAGCGAAGCGTCAGCGTGCGCGAATTGTGCGCGTTATCGTGCTTGGTGATGCAGTCCTCCTGGCGCCGATGCCGGCAGCCGACCAATGCTTCGAACGTGTCACCGACGCCGATGTCATCATAGGCGCCGAGGTGCAGGATGAGCGCGCCAGTGCCGTTGTCGGAGCGCACGCGCCTGACATCGCCGGCATTGGCGCCGGTCTGGAAGGTGACGAAGCCCTCACCGAAATAATCAGCCGCAACCGTGATCCCGGTCGCGGTTATAGTGCGCCGATCGGCCGACGCGGTCACCGTGCCGATCAGGCGACGGGCGCGGATGGCTTTCCATGTCACGGTGCCGTCGACAACCGTTCCGCCGAGCACCGTCGGCCAGGTCGGTTCCGTTCCCGCGCTGGTGCCGGCGACGGTCGCCTTGAACCAGAAGATGCCGGACCCGGTGAGACGCTTGACAAGGTCTTCGACGACATAGGCAGTGGTCGCCGCCCATACATTGGCGCGGGTCGGGATGCCGCAATCGAGATCGCCATAGGACTTGTAGCAGTTCGCGCCAAGCGTCACGCCGACAGGCTGCTCGAGCCGCTTCTCCGTCCCCATGAGTTCGAGGCGGGAGACAAGCCCCTTGATATCGGATTGGCCGAGATCATAGGTGCAGTAGAACCACGGGTTGGCGAGGTCCGTAGGCACGACATAGCCGATCGCCACGGTCGCATTGTTCAGCCGGCCACGGCGGATATCCTTGGCTGTGATCGTGGTCGCGCCAAGCATGATGCTGAAATCGCGATCGTCGATCGGCGCGTTGATCTGTGCCGAGAACGCCGTCAATTCCTGGAACTGGAATGGCAGATAGGTCTCGACGCCACCGCCGCGCATGTCCACGTCGAGCGGGACATCCCATTCCGTCAGCGGGATTGTCGTTCCGTCTGAAAGCGTGATCAGCACCAGCGATGCCAACGCAAACGCATCGGAATTGATGTCCGTCACCACACTGGCCGGGACGGTCCTGCCGACCATCAGGGCGCCTCGACCAGAGGGATCGACGACACCGATCCGACACGGAAGAATTCCATCACATGGCTGAGATCGTTGGTGTCGAAGCGAACCCTTTCATGAAACTGACCGCCCCACGTCACCGCCTTCAAATTGGCCGGCGCATGGCCGGTGACGAAGGTAACCGCACCGGTCTCATAGTCGATGACGTAGTCGACGGCCTCGGTCTTCAGGACGCCGTCAACGGCGACCAGAACCGTTCCGGAGACCGGCAGGTAGACGGTGCGATCAATGGCGATGACCGAGGTGTCAACCTTGGTGACCTTGTATTGCTTCTTCAACTGAAAGGCGAGATTGGTGCCGTCACCAATGCCGATGGTGGCGTCCAGGGCGGTGATCGTGCCGGCCGGTTTGCAGGTCTTGTAGTCGATGAGGTTCTGGATTGCGAACGTGTGCGATGGACCGTCCATGACCTCGAAGAAGGACAAGATGTCGTAGACGTCGTCGACGGTGCGGATATTCTTGGCAATGTTGCAACGGCGCAACCTGCGCGACCGCCTCGATCGCCGCTGTTCGTTGCCGGTTGGACCCCGCGCGATATCGACTAAGCTGACCGGGGCGAACTCGCTGCCCTGCGAGATCGAGCCGGGCAGCACGGCGTTATAGAACGTCATGTCGTCCTCTGCAGGCGTTCAAGGGCGCGGGCGCTTTTCGCCGCGATCTGGTTCTGGCTGGCCGGGGCGGCAGGGTTTTCGCGGAAGATGAAATTGTTGGTCTGCTGGATGTTCTGCGCGGGGCGATCGTTGGCCGCCGAACGTTCGGTGGACTGGCGCGGCGACGAGGTACCGTCATAGTGCATGCGTGAACGCACGATGCCGCCATCGGCGTAGCCGCCGTAGCCGCGGCGCATGCCGTCGACGACATGCGGACCGCCGGCGCGGGCGACGTCGTCCTGCGACCAGACGACCTCGCCGCGGTGCACGATGCCGGCGGCTTCCTTGCGGCCGCCGCGACCGGTGTAGCCGCCATCATCGAACAGCCCCCAGGATCCGGATAGGATGTCGCTGGTCGCCGCCGGCGAGATCGAGTTCATGTAGCCGAGCGCACCAGACGAGCCGCCGAACATGCTGGACAGGCCCTGGAACCAGCTGCTGCCGCTTGTTCCCGGCGTCAGTTGCGACAGCAGGCTTTGCCCCATCTTGCTGAACTGCGAGATCAAGCCTTCCGATGCGCCGCCGAGATTGCCGAGCGCTCCGCTGGCTTGCGATGACGCTGTGCCGAGCTTCGCGATGCTCTTGGTTGTTTCCATGTCGATCGACTTGTCGACCTGAAAGTGCATCGCGTCGGACTTGTTCCAATTGCCGCCCCAGAACAGCCCATTTTTTTGGGCGAGAGCGCTCGGGTCCACGCCGTATTGAGAGAAATTACCCTTGGCGCCGACAGCCCATGGATTCTCACGCGGATTGATATCCAACGCCTCCCCGAAGGCATGGTTCGAGAGATTGTTGGTGCCGGCAACATTGCGGAACGAATAGCCACCTTCGCCGAGGCTGGTGATTGGATAGCCCGCGCCTTTCAGGTCGTTAAGTAGACCTTGGAACCTCCCCGCATAATCCGTCGCCACCTTGGCCGTCAGGCCATCGATGCCGATCCCTGATAATGGGATGCCGGTCTTGGTAACGCCAGCCGAGGAGAAAATCTGCGATAGGGCCGAAGTAGCGCCGCCAGAAGGCGAGAAGATACCGCCGAGGCCGCCTGACGTTCCGAACGCCTGGTCAATCCGGCTCTGGATCATGTCCTGCGCGGACCCACCGGTACCAAAAGCCTGGTCGATGCGTGACTGGATGGTGTTCTGGTTGGCGGCGCCACCATAGCCGAGAATGTCGGAGAGTGTGGTGTCGGCTTTGAAGCTCGGGCTGCCAAGCTTCGACAGGATATCGCTAAGGCCACCGCCGACACCCCCGGCACCGCCATTTACGTTGACGACGGCCGCCTGCACCTCCATCGATCCTACCGACTGGCCGCCACCGCCGAACAGCTTGCTCAGAAAAGACCCGCCAGACGACGACTGCTGCTGACCGTTCTGGCCTGACGAATTGCTGCCGCCAAACAGACTGCCCAACAATCCACCGCCGCCCGCCTGATCACCACCGAACAGATTGTTGAAGATGCCGTCGAGACCTCGGTCGATCAGCTTATCGGCGATCTTGGCCAGCGCATTCTTTGCGGCGTCGCCGAAGCTCTCCCACAGCGATTTACCCTGCTCGAGACTCGACAGCATATCGGTGGCGAAGCCTTTGAAGGTATCCTTGGTCTCCTGCAGCGCCATGTTGTAGCGCATCATGTTGGCTTCGGCGGAGTTGAGATCGATGGGCAGGCCGGCGCTCTGCAGGCGAGAGGCGATCGCCTGGTCGTCGGAGTTGCGCAGGATCTGCGAACGCTCGAACAGCAGATCGGCCTGTAGCGACGCCTTCGCCAAGGCGGCGGCCTGGTCGGATAGCGCCGCCGTGTTGGCGCGGATCTTGTTAGCTTCTTCGCCATAGAGCGGGATGCCGAGCTTCCGGATGTCCTGCTCGGTCTTCAGGGCGGCGGCGGCGCGATTGCGCGCCAGCGTGTTCTCGCCGACAGTGGCGACTTCGGCCTTCTGGGTTTCGAGGTCGATCTCTTGGCCGTGGATTGTGTCGCGGGCCTGCTGCAATGCGATCAGCTTGCCGTATTCCGCCGCCTTTTGCTTGATGCGGCCGATCTCGGCTTCATCAGCCTTGACGCCCTTGATTGCGGCCTCCTCGCGCACCTGGGATTCGAGCTGCGCCGCGAGACGGAGACCTTCGACAGCCGCCGTGGTCTGGCCTACCAGATCGACGTCGAGCTTTGCCGATGCAAGCGTCTGGTCAAGGGAACGCCGGCGCTGGTCTTGCGCGTCCTTCAGTTCCATCTGCTGGCGCGTGAGCTCTTGCTGACGTGCCTGCTCAACGCGAGCATTGCGACCGCCGCCTTCGTCGGCTTGCGATGGGTACTTGGCGCGAGCCTCGGCCTCGACAGCCGCCAGTCGTTCCGCGTTGGTGCGAGCGCGCGCCATTTGCTGCTCGGCCGCGAACTGCTCCTGTTCGCGACCCTCCTGGATATTACGCGTTCCGACATAGCGGCCGAGCGCGCGATTGTCCTGGAGCCCCGGGCGTGTGTTCTCCTGATCGATCTTGCGCTGCGCCTCCAGCACCAGCTCCAGTTGTCGAGCTGCCTGCGCCGCCGCGCCGCCCATCTCGTAGAGACGATCGCGGATCTCGCTGTATGTCTCAACTTTGACACCCGCGCCTCTAACGAGTTCGTCGACGAAGCCGTGGAACGCGCCGGGTCCTGTGTTGGCGATCTGATCGATCTGCCGGAAGAAATCGTCAAAGTTCGCTTTGCCCTGACCCTTGGCCTGCGCATCGATTTCCTTGCGAAGCTTCAGGATCGGGTCGGTGAATGCGGCAAATTCGGGGGCGACGTCGGCGCTGTTGTCGCCAAGCGCCCCGAACGTCATCAGGTCAGTGGGTTTCGTGCTCGCAGTGAACCGCTTCTGATCCAGACGAATCTGGGCCTCGAGCTCCTTCTCGGAGAGTCGCTCGGCGGCCTCTGCTGCTCCCATCGACTTGCGCTGGAGCTCCTCAGCACTGACGCCCGCCATGTGATAGGCATCGGTAAGTGCCTTAATGGATTCGCGGTTCTTTTGCAGGCTGGTGTCCAGCGCCTTCGACTTCTCGGCTCCGGATGCGAAATACTGGATCGCAACGGCGGCGGCACCAGTCAGGCCGATCGCCACGAGATTGATCGGCGACAGCAGACCCATGAAGGCGGAGCCGAGTCCCTTGATGACCCCCTTGGCGCCTTGATCGCCCATCTGCATCTGCATCGCCATGCCGAGCTGGGTGCCCTGTTGCAAGGCAATCGTCATCGGGCTTTGGCCCATCGCGGCCGTGACGGCGATGTCCTGAAACTGGCTGGTGGCGTTCATGGTCGCGAACGCGTTGCCGCCGCCACCGTTCTGGTTGGCGGCGACGCGATTGCGGGCCATGACTTGCGCCTGGGCGAGCTCCTCGGCCGAGATCGCCCCTTTCGCCGCCAGTGCCGAATACTCCGACAGTTCGGCGTTGACACGTTCCTGTGCGGCGGCAAGCGGGTTCAGTTCGGCGCGTAGTGCGGCGACACGCGCCGCCATCTGGTCGGCTTCGCGACCGGCTTCCTCGAACACCGAGGCGGACGCGCGCGCGCTATTGGCGCCGGAGCCGATACCAAACGAAGCATTGAGATCGCTTTGGAAGGCAGTGCCGATCTGCGCTGCCTTCAATTGCGCGATACCTTCGATGCGGTCCATCTCGGCGGCGAAGACAGCACCGGCATCCCGCGCCGATTTCGTGGTGCCGGCGACAAGGCTGCGGTCGAGTTCCGACCCGAAGGCCTGCCCTGCTTGCTGCGCTTTTAGGACAGCGATCCCTTCCAGACGAGCGAACTCGGCCTCGAACACGGAGGCGGAGGTCCGGGCCCCAGCTGACGAGCCGGTCTGAATGCCCAGGACGTTATTGAAGCTGATCTGGTTGGCGGCGCCGATTTGCCGGCTGTTCTCGGCGGCCTGTTCGGCGCGCGCCTGTGCGATCAGCGCGGCGTGCGCGGTGGCAGCCTGCGCCAGGGCAGCGGCCTGACCCTCGATCTGGGTGTTCGCCATGCTGACCGCGGCGGCGAGTTGGGTCTGCCCTTTCGCGGCAAGCTCAGCGACATCGGCGCTGAGACCGAGCTTCTGGTTCATCCCGACAAGCAGGCGCGTGGCGCCGTCGAGGTCGGTTTTGCCGCTGTCGAGCTGACGCCCGATCTGGCGAAGGCCTTGCTCAAAACGCTCCTGGTTCTTGTAGCCGTCGAGATATTGCCGCGACAGCTTGGCGAGACTGTCGCCCGCAGAGCTGATCTTGGTATCGGCCTGACTGAACGCGGAGCCGACGGCCTGGGTCGACGCCACCATCGCGCGATCCGACGCGATCTTCTGATCGGCCCCAGTCTTGTACTTCGAGGCGTCGAAATCCGCGCCTACGCGAAGGCTGGATAGCGCGATGTCACTCATGGTGCAGCCTCCTTTCTCTTTTCAGCTCGGTGCATCAGCCATTCGTCATCGAGGGCGGAGACGAAGTCGACGAAACGGTCGAACGCCTCACCCTCGATGCAGTGACGGCGGGCGTAGGCGTCCATGGCGAGGAAACTGATCGGGGTTTCGCCGCCGCCTTCGGTGTATTGGCGGTCATACCGAAGCACCTGCCAGGCGCGGCGGTAGAAATCGTGCCAGGTCTCGTACCTGGCTTCTTCCGGCCTGGTCGGAAGCGATTCCGCTGGCACCTCGTCCGGATATTCCCGGTTCAAGCTTGCCAGCCATTCGTGATGGCCTCTCCGCTCCAGGTCGTAACGGAAGGCCGCCTTCAGTTTCCCGAGGCGGTTTCCTCGAACTCGACCTTGCGCTTGCCGACGATCCCGGCGCACCAGCGCACCATGGCGCGGACGACACGATGCTCTTCGGCGGTGAGGATGGAACCGACGATATCGGGTGAATAGGTGACATCGAGGCCGCGCCAGCCGAGCAGGAGATGTTCGACGGCCAGCTGCCCTTCGGCCTTGGCCTGCACTTCAGCCGGGATGGTCCCGCTGGGATAGGCCTGCCGCAGCTTCTCCAGTTCGGCCTGGTATGCGGTGGCATAGGGAGGGTAGTTGGTCGAGCGGGTGAGGAAGGCGAGGCCGGGCAGCGGCACCTGCTCGAATGGCTTGTCGGGGTTGAGCCCCGGCCATTCCTTCGGTTCGATCCAGTCGCCCTCGCGTTCGGCGACGAGGTTGGCGGCAAGGCTGCCGAGCTTGATGGTCATGTCGGAGATCCTTTGTCGGAAGGTTCAGATTGAGTGCGGGGAACGGTCCGTTCCGGGTCATGCGGCTCTGTCGAAGCGATGATGCGGTCGTGAAATTCGCCGTCGACCAGAACCTCGCCAGTAATCTCCAGCCTGAGAAAATTAGCTGCGTTCCGTTTCGCACCATCGATGTCGAATGAGACGCGAGTGACTCCTCTAAGCGGTACGCCATTCATTTCTATGGTGCATTGCGAAGGGGTGTCGCCCACCTTGATTTTGAAGGTGTTCTTCACTGGATTTCCTTTGTCGGAAGGGTGGCGACGGGTCCGACAACCCGCCGCCTTTCTGCGCAGAACTGGTCCCGCTGTCGGGCGGGATCTTGGCTATTCGTAATATTCGAGACGATCGAGCAGCACGTGCGCGTTGGTCAGCGTGTCGATAGACGCCATGCTGGTCAGCGGCAGCTTGGTATCGGTGTTCTTCGCCGTCGCATTGGTCTGGCCATCCGTGTAGGTGAGACGCGGCACCGCCCAGATCATCGCCTGGCTGTTTTTTGCGATGCGCAGGTTGATGTTGGTGGCGACACCGGAGAAGAGCTTCGCCAGCAGCGTGTTCGACCCGAAAAAGGTGCCCATGGCGACAGTGACGTCGACGGAGCCCTTGCCGATATCCTCGGCGCCGACGAGACCATCGGAGCGGATGCCGCCGATCATGCGGAGGTTGTTCTTGATCGTCATCACGATCGATTCGATGAAGTTCGGACCGCCGACGACCGTTCCGTTTTCGGCGATGCGGCCGACGTTGACGGCCGCGGCCATGATCGCATTCGTCGTTGCGGCATCGGGCGACGAATCCAGCGAGGTAGTGTCCTGGGTGCCGGTCAATCCGCCGAACGTCATCGTCCATGTGGCGATCTGTTCCTTGACGAAGTTGAAGACGCCCTGATCTACGGTCATGCCGCGCTGCGCGATGTAGGTCGGCACCGTCTGATCCATGAAGCCGCGTTCGAGCGTCTGGCTGAGCGTGAGAAGACCGTTCTTCAGGGTGTCACCAAAGAACACCTTGAGCGTTTTGCCGGTGCCGGAATCGGTCGTCCAGCCTGTCGGCAGATTGTCGAGCGTGAGTTTGGCGGCTGCAATCGCGGTGATGCGAGCCCAGCCGTTGCAGGCCGCTGTCGCGAACTTGTCACCAGTCGCGGTGCCGCCGATCTTGACCCACTGCCCGACGATAAGGCCGAGCGTGGTGAAGTCGAGCAGGGTCGAGGTGATGCCGTCGGCGACAGCGACGAGATCACCAGAGGCGCCCTGGCAGCCAACGACCTTGATGCGTGCCGCCGCCGCCGGTGCCGCTTCGGTGACGAAGCCGGCGCCGAGAAACACCGGCACGGTCGCGCTGCCGGTCGTGCACTTGAAGATGCCGTTGTTGGCCCCGGTGGCGAACCCGGAGAACTGGGCGATCTGGCCGGCGACGAACGCGGCGCCAGTGGTGCAGGTGACCACATCGGTGGTACCGGTCATCGCCGTGATGACGCTGTCGGCTGTGCCGTCGTTATCGCGGAACGGCGTGTTGACCCACGTATTCGCGAACAGCGATTCCAGCCAGTCCGAGAACGGCGATCCGTTCGGCGGCCAGGAGAGCTCACCGTTGATCGGCCCGTCGTTCATCTCGTTGACCTTGATGGGATCGGAATTCATGCGGTCGTCGCGGATCTCCTCCGAATTGACAAAGGCCGGAGCGAAGCGAAGGGTTTCACCCTTGAGACGCGCCTTGCGCATGCGTGGCGTGACCGGGGTGGTTCCGAGAGTGACCTCGCGGACGTGGGAAAGGCGCAGGCGATTTGCGTCCGACATGACATTTCTCCATGGCAAATAGCGCCGCGGTCAGGCCGGGCGTGGGGCAGGCGTGAAGTTCTCTGGGGTTGGGTGGTGCTACTCGGCGGGCTTGGATTTCGCTGGCTTGGCAGGCTTCTCAAGGAAGTTCTGCCCGGTCAGTCCTTCGACGGTATGCGGCGACAGATCGGCGTCATCGGCGACCTCGCTGCCGGCGGCGAAGCGCTGCACGCGCGTGTTGAAAGGCTTCAAAACCTTGATCATGGTCATTCGTCCCTTTGCCAGTTGATGGTTGCCAACATCGAGTAATAGTTGGCTTTGTATTTGCCGGCGTCACCGGCGCCGAGCGAGCCCTCGCGGAAGACCACGGTACCGATCTCCATGCCGCGGAACAGATCGAGCAGCAGTCCGGCATATTGGCGGGCAAGCCGCGTGCCGATGCCGTTCTTGGTCATGACGTGCAGGTAGACCTGCCCGACCTCCCGCCACAGATTGTTGTCGCGGGTCTCCGCGCCGATCGAGGCCTGGTCGAAGAAATCGCCGAAGATCTCGACATAGACGAAGTGCGCGGGGTCATCCGGCAGATCGTCCGGCATGTTCTCGAAAATGACCGGCGTGGCGCCTACCGAAGCCGCCGCACAGGCGGCCGACCATTGAGCGGGCAGGTACTGCTCGATGGTATCGTAGGTGGTAAGGCTGGACATCAGCAGAGACCCAAAACTGAGCACCAGATCCAATGCGATTGAGGCTCGCCAGCAACGGCCAGGGCATACGAAAGGCCCATCGCGACCGCGAACATCGCGATGGCCACTAGATATGCGGTCACGAGATTCATCAGAGCGCGTTGATCACGAGGGCGGGATAGGTCAGCGCTGTGCCGGCGGCGCGCCGCTTCGTGGTGCGCTTGAGGCGGTATGGGGCAAGCGGGCTGATGCCGCCGGGCACTTCGACGTACTTCATCTCGATCTTGAAGGCGTCTTTGAAGCGATAACTCATGGCGTTTTTGGCGCCGTCGAAGTGCCGCCGGCCCGGCCCATTATAGCCGGTCTCGATCTTGCGGGTCGACGGGTAGGGGTTGAAGATAATGACCTCGGCGTCCGGCCGAAGCTTCGAATAGTCGGTGACCACGGTGCGGCCGCCGACGATCACCACGAAAGAATTCGCATATCGTCCCGATCGACGCGGACTGCGTTTCACCAGCTCGGCCAGCCCGGCATTGATGACGAGCGGCCAGTTCGAGAAAACGTAAAGGATGCTCCCCGGAACCTTGACTGCCTCTTCCGCCAGGCCCGGCACGTCGTTGACGTAGCGGTCGTATTGCGGCGAGGCGCCGGCAGCGATGGCCTTCGCCAGTTCAGCCCGCGCGAACTTCGCCAGAGCGGCACTGATCGCGGCTGGCTCCATGCCGGCTGTCGCCAGACGAAGATCGCGCTCGAAGGTCTCGAACCGGGCCATCAGGAAAGCGCCCACACAGCCAGCCACGCGCCCTTGCATGCGATGTGAAGCGCCTGATCTGTGGCGAACGAAATGCGCCTGTGCGTCTTGTTCTCGTCAATCACCGCGTGGACTACGAACTCAGCCAGCCCCATCCAGACAGAGCCGGTGATGACCGCGACAGCGCCGGCATGGATGCCGGAGTGCGCCATCAGGTGATAGACCCGGAGCGGACCTTGCGCCTTGGCCACGGCTAGGAAATCGCCTTGCAACGGGTAGTCTGCCACCCAGTGCCCGGCCAGTAGCAGCAAGGCCATCATCAGAAGGTCATGCATCAGCCACCAACCATAAGTTCAAGCCGGACAAGCGTGCTCTGCACATTGATCGCCTTGACGAACTCGACGTTGCGCACCTTGCCGGCCTGCACGATCTTGTCGTTCTTGCGGATCGGCAGCCGGAACTGCGCGCGATTGATATCGGTCGGGCTCAGGATGACGCGCGACCAGGTCTGATCGATATCGCCGACGAGCTCTTCCGGGTGCAGCGGCCGGATCGAGGCGCGGACATCGCAATCGAATGGGATCTGGGTCGAGTTCGGGCCCAGTGTCAGGCGACGCAGAACGGCATCCTCACCGGCGTCGAGAAGAGCCTCATCGAGATCGGCGATGAGGGAGTCCGGATCGGTCACCGCGCCACCAGCCTTGCGGAAAGCACCGTGCTGCCGGCATAGGTGCCAGTCGACACCACCTTCAGCCGCATGCGGTCGGTGATCAGCCCATCGATGGCGGTGTCATCTGCCAGCGCGCCGTCGGTGGGCGTCACCTGAGTCGCCTTCGGCGTCAGCGCCGACAGATTGAGCAGCGCGACCTCCGATGCGGTGCCGAACAGCACGCAAGCAACGTCATACCAGGTCGATTGGTCGGCGGAACACTGTACATAGGCCCGGATGGTGGTGCCGCCCGAGCCATAAGCCAGCCGAAGCTGCAGCAGCGCGGACTGCATGCCGTCGAGCTCGATGATGGCATCGCCGAGCAAGGTCTGCGCGGTGGTGATCGTGAGATCGCCGAGCGAATAGACGCCAGGATTGTCCATCATCACACCATTGGGTTGAGGAAGCGGGTCAGCTTGCCGGCGACGATATCGGGCACCGCGCTATCGTTGGACTGGCCGGGCGTGGGGCCAACCCAGAACGTCTGCTCGATGCGCCTGACATCGGGAATCAGCACGACCTCCGCCTTTAGGGAGGGATCGCGTTTCTTCTGGAACCAGGTCAGCCGCATGAATTCCATGGAGGCCTCGGCGAGATCTCCGGGGACCTCGGCGAAGCCCGCTGTGTAAACGGCAACCACCTTGGAGGCGCACCAACGAACGACCCTGTCGCTGCTCAGCCTGTCGACGAAGCCGGACTCCGGGTGCACGATGAAGTCGTCATCGACGGCCAGGGTCACGTCATCAACGACTAGGCTGGTCATTTCGACGTTGTGGCGCCGTGACAAGATGAGGGTTGCGACGTCAACGCTGCGGAAGGTCTCCGTCAGCGTTTCTTGGCGCAACGTAGGTTCGGCTCCAGCGCCGATCGCGATGTCGCATTCGGCCATGATGGCGGCGGCGACACGCAGATCCATTGCGGCAAGCTTGCTGTCCTGGCTGCCGTCGATGACACCGACGGCTTCACGACGTTCGGCCACGGTCAGCAGCGACCGATCGGCCGCTGGCGTCGTGACCACCAGGACGGACTGCATATATCAGCCCTGGGCCGCGATGCGGGCGTCGACGATCTTGCCGATGATGACATCCTTGGTGTCGCCATCGACGACCGGGATCTTCTCGGCGTCGGCCATCTTGGCGAGATCCTCGTCGGACAGCATGGCAAGGTCAGCGAGCATCGCTTCGCGCAGCTTGGTCTCGACTTCCGCGTTGGCTTTCGCTTCCGCTTTCACGGCCGCCGCAATTTCCTTGGCAGTGCTCTTCGAGGCATAGCCTTCCGGCGGATAGTTTGACGCTAAGTAGCCGGCTGCAACGAAGTCCGCGATGGTTGGACCATCATCTCGCAAGGCATCGGCCTTCTTCTTCCCTCTGCCCCCAAGTTCGGCCACATAGCCGGCTGCTTCGAGATCATCGAACAGCTCGGCGGGGATCTCATCGTCGGTCCCCTTTATGATCTCGCGTCCGTGGAGATTGCCGACTTCAGCAACGCGCACCGACATGAGGACTGCGACTGCTTTCATTCCTGACATGGGATTTCCTCTCAGGTTGAGCTCTTCACGAGCGGATTGGGATGCTTGCTGTGGTCGTAGCGGCCCTCGATCGCCTCGGCCGAAGGCAGCCGGTCATGCGGGGTCATCGTGACTACGTGCCGTTCCCCGGTGTCCTCGAATTTGAGATCGACCATGTCGTAACCATAGAGGCGATCGGAGACCGGCGCGTTGGCGTCCATCAGCGAGCTGGCGGCCGGGAAACCGATCTCGATCCCGCGTTCCGCCGCGATGCCCAGATGGAACTCGACACAGGCGCGGCCCTTTTCCGCCTGGTGCGAGTTCGCATAGGTGAAATCGAAGCCCCACATGCTGATTTTCTTGACGCCGATGTGGATGGCATAGGCGACCGCGTAGGCCGCGGTGCTGTTGAAATACGCCCAACCGCAGGAGTTGATGACCTCCTCGAGCGGGTAGGCGACGAGACCGGGATAATCCGGATGCGCCTGGCTGGTATAGATCGGTCCGGGATGGCGGCGCATCCACTCCAGCATCTTGGCGATGTTGCTGTCTGGTTTCGCCGCGGCGCGGACCTGCTGGACCCTGACATCATCCATATGAAAGACGCGGTCGCATTGCACGACGCCGGCGACGGCGTTGATACCCCACACCTCATCGCAGAAGGCGTGACGGCCGCCTAGCCGTTTCACGAAATCGACGTAGGCCTCGAGTGAAGGCCCGAGACCGAGGATGCAGACGTGGTCAGGAACACCCGCGCCATCGCTGCTCGGCGCCGCGGCCGGCTCGGCCGACCAGCCAATATTTGGCAGACGACCGTCGAAACCTTGCTGCACCGAAACCGGGAACCACTGGGCGAGCCGCTCGATGTCCCCGTGATCGCAATGGAGATCCGGCAATTCCGCCGGCAGGTTCTGGACGATGACCGAAATGTTGTAGTCGTAAGTGCCGACGCGGGCTGCTCGGCAGTCGAAGCCGGCCAGAACGAGGTGGTAGAGCAGCAACCCTGCGTTCCACAGGGCGACATGACCGCCAACGATCGAATGCTTTAGCGGCGGCACCGTGACCGCCAGATAACCACCGGGCCGAAGTCTGCGGCGGCATTCGCGGAGGAACGCCCCCGGGTCGACCTGATGCTCGAGGACGTGACATGCCCATATTGCGTCGAAATCAGTTTTCCGCGACTTCCACTTGACGAAATCGCCGATCACATCAGCAGGCTCGATAAGCGATATCGCGACTACTTCGCGGCCAGCTTCACGCATCAGGCGGGCATGGCCGCCGTCGCCGCTGCCTACATCGACAATAGTCTTGACGTCGGAATATTCCAGCAGACGCGTCAGCGCCTGGTCGCCACGAAGAGGTGTCATGTCGGATTCCTGTTGTCGGACAGGGAGAGTGCGCGCCAGGTCGTGCCTGGCGCGCGTAGAGGTATCAGGTGGCGGGCTGGCTGCTGGCCAGCTGGATTGCGTTCACCGCGATCGGTGTCGCCGCAGTGACGGTCGACTTAACGTTGCACTGCACGTAGCGCTTGCCGCCCTTGTAGGCGATTTTCTTGGCGACCAGCTTGTTCGCATTCGAAGTGCGCGGAGTACCCGCCGCGATACCCGCGGCGGACTCGGTACCGATCAGATCGGCGTCCGCCACCGAAGTCAGGGTGCCGGTGACATCGCCTTCCTTCACGGTCACGGAAAACACCGCGTTGGTGGCCGTGATGGCACCATAGCTGATGTCGAACAACACCGGACCGATATAGCCTTTCCGGTCGATGATCTTGCCGGTCTGGCCGGTACCGGTCGTGCCGACGGCGACGGCCGGGATTGCGCGGGTCACGTTCAACCCGCTGTAAAGGTCGTTCATTTTTCTCTCCATCAAGGGATGGTTGAAGGGGATGGGTGACGGGGTCCGCATAGCGGGCCCCAGATGCTTCGTCAGAAGCGGCAGGCTGCCGTCAGGTCGAGCACTTCAGCTTGCGGATAGCTTCGGCCAAGACGACCTTGCCGCCAGTGCGGCGACGGAAGATGAAGCGGATGTTGCCGCTGGTCGCCTGGGTGTAGGGGTCGCGCAGCATCTCCATCGAGACGCGATCGACGATGGTGTACGCCCTGCGGTAGTCACCATAGGCAATCGGATACAGGCCGGCGCCCTCGGACGGCATGTCCGGGAACTCCGCGTAAGGATCGCCGTCGATCGAGTTTGGCTTGCCCTGCGCGATGCCCGGCATCCAAATGTAGTTTTTCTGGGCATCCTTGAGCTTGCGGACCGCGCCGATGGTGGTGCGGTTCATGATCCAGGTCGCATTGGCCGCATAGGCTGTCTTGATGGCATGCTTCAGGGTGAGCAGGCCGTTGGCCTGGCCATCGGCGTCCGCGATGTTGGCGGCGGTACCCGAGACAGTCTCGCCGACCGATCCGTTGGTCAGGATGCCCTCGTATTCGCCGATGCCGGTGCCGGAGACGAACTCGGCGCCTTCCTTGACGGCGAACTGTTCCGCGGATTCCTCGCGGATCTCGGCCTCCATGTCGAAAGCGGCGTCCTCCAGCATCTGGTTGGAGATGTCGATGAGCGCGTACATTTCCGGAGCGGTGAGCTCCTCGAGCCCATAGGTCAGGCCAGTCGTTTCCGTCTTGGTGCCCTGTTCCGTGGTGCGCCGAGCCGCAAACTGGCCGGTGCGCTTCGGGAACTGGATCGCCTTGTTCGCGGTGTTGCGGACACGGACGAGGCCGCGGGCCGGGCTAGACAGCGTTACCGCTTTGATGATCTCGGCAACATATTCGGTCGGCGCAAGATAGCCGCCGGCGGTGTCGGTGCCGACGTTCAGGGCCTTGGCTTCCGCCATGACGTCAGCGAGCACCTTCTGTTCGTCGGCGCCTAGGTTGACGACGCCGACAGCATGGGCGCGAACGACAGCGCGAGCCCAGCTGTTGAACATTGCCTTGGCTTCCGTCGGATCCTTGCGATCGCGGGTGGTGGTGGGAAGGCGGGCCATCGCGACTTCGACGCGATCGGCGACATCCTTGGCGGCCTTGGCCTGCTGTTCGGCCATGGTCAGCTTCTGGTTGATGCCTTCATACTGCTGAAGGGTGGCCTCGATCTTGGTCAGCTTCTCCGTCGTGATGACGTCGGCCGAACCTTTCTTCTCGATCTCCTTCAACCGGTTGTCGTTGGTGAGCTTGAACTCCTCGAAGGCGGTCATGACGGGGCTGATCGCCTTCTTGAGCTCCTCGGGGTCGATCACAGCGGCGGCGGCCGACGCGATCATGACGCTGTGACCATCATGCAAGGGATGGGCGAAGGCGAAGACCGCGGCGATGGCGTCAGGCGCGACAGCGGCGGTGATGGCAAGCGCGACCGCGCACGCCACCAAAAGCAAGGTGGAGATCTTCATTGGGGTTCCTCGTTGAATGAAGGGGCTACTTGCCCCGGATGCGGTTTGCGGCATCGGCAATGATGGCCGCGACGACGCTTTCCCTGTCCTCATCCCGAGGGTCCAGTTGAGCCTTGAAGCCGCCGGCGGCGATCGCCTTGGCGGCAGCATGCGAGAAACCGCCTACATCCCGTAGGAAGTCCTCGAATTCACGGATGGTCTTGATCTCTTCGACGAAGCTGTCTTCGGCGGCCACCTTCATGGCGTAGATCCGGGCCAAAACATTGGAAGGATCGTCGACAAGCGAGACTTCACGCAGAGTAGCCGATTTGATGTACCTCTTTGGTTCGCCGGGGCGATCGCTGCCCTTTTTTGAGCCGTTGGGTGGCACGCGATACCCGATGGAGAGGCCTTTGAGGCCGCCCTCGCGGGCCTGGGCCTCATTCCACTTCCCCTGTTCGGTGTCGAGACCGATCAGGCGACCCTTGACGTGCAGCCCGTTCGGATCCTCCGACATCGCATCCCAGACGCCGACCGGCTCCTGGCGGTTGCCGGTCATGGCGCCATGCATCTTGTACATGGGCGGCAGCGCGCGACCCTCACGCTGGCGATCGAGCAGCGATTTCGCGAAGGCGCCGGGTTCGATGACGTCACCATGGCTGTCCATATTGCCGAACACCGCACCATAGCCCTCGAACGAGCCCCGTGGAGCGGCACCATCCGCGAACTTGAACTCGAACGGCGCGCCGATGCAGCCGATTTCCATATCAGATCTCCCCATCGCTTGGCCGCTTGTCGGCGCGGGTGTCATCAATTTCCGAGAAGATCTCGGGTCCGAACTTCAGTTCGCCGCGGTATGGCTCGACCTTCGCGAGGTCGACGCCGTCGGCATCCATCGTAATGGTGACGTGCGGCTGATATTCCGGCCAATCCCAGGAGGCACCGGCCTCGCGGATCGCCATGTGGCGCCAGGACAGGTCGGTTGACGCAAAAAGTAGCGCGACGGCGCCGCCGGTTCCGATCGCCTCGACGACACGAGGGCCGCCGGGTGCAACGGTGAGGGTGCCCTTGTTGTTCTGGATCCAGTTCTCGCCGAGCGTGAGCCAGTCCAACCTGGATCGGCTGTAGGCGATCGTGACATGGAGATCATCGGCCGGCATCGTGTTCTTGAAGCCCTGGCCACGCGCCCATTTGAGGAAAGCATCGGTGTTGATGAGGTGACGGCAGACATAAAGCGTTCGCGGCGTCGCCTTGGTTTCCGCCCGACCGGGCACCGCCGGTGAGGTTTGTGCCTGATCGACCGGCGCCATGGTCGTCGGTTGCCAGACCTGAGCCATCTTCTCTTCGCCGGTCGGGTTCCATCCGTCGTCCTCGCGGACTTCTTCTGGGGAGAGCCAACCCGGCGACGAATTCGTCCCAAGAGCGGCCTTGTAATGCTCGGTGCGGTCCTTCAGCGAGCCGCGAAGCAGTTCCGACGTATCGATGCGGCAATAGTATCCTGCGGCGCGCTCCTCCTTTGTCAGGATCTGCGTCTCCACGGCGGACCGAATCGCCTTGATCCACGGTTGCAGCGTGTACCGGACATGGGCTTCCAGGAAGGCATCCGCACTGGCAAAGGTCGGCGACTGGTCGCCGGCATGCCCAAGCATGATAGGGAAGACGCCAAGAAGCCGGGCGATCTCTTCGATCTGAAATTTCCGGGTATCGAGATGCTCGGCCTCGACACCAGACTGCGCGATCTGCTTCCACTTAAGGCCTCCGGCGAGGACGGGCGTTTTGCCTGTGTTGGCGACGCCGCCGAAGCTGTCCTGCCATTGGCTGCGCAGCAGGTCTATCTGCGCCTTGTTGAGCTTAAGATCGGTTTCAAGGGCACCGCTCGGCTTCGCGCCGTTGCGATGAAGCTGGGCATGTGTTTCCTCGGTTGACCGCGCCAACCCGATAGCCTCGCGGCCGATCACCGCGGGATCGAGCCCCTTGTACGGAGACCATGCCGGACCGGAGATATGCAGAACCTGGTCGGAGCCCACCTCGGCGAAGCCGCCGCCCTCGAACGTGAGGTTGTAGGTTACGAAATTAAACTGGTTTGGCAGATTGATATGCACGCATTCCGGGCGAACCGGGATCACCTCCCTCAGTTCGCCATTGACGACAACCTTGTAGGAGACACCGTTGCCGGCGGCGGCGGCATGCATGAGCGTGGTGCGCCAGAACTGAAAGGAATCCTGCAGATTATTGGCGCGGTGCAGCAAGATGTCATAGGCCGGATGGTCGACGGCCGGCGTCGTGCCTTTGCCAACCCGTTTGTGCAGTTCGATCGGCAGCTGCGCGATGCCCTCGGCAATGACGAGTATGCCGCGGTGGAAGGAAGTGGTCTGCAGCCCGGCAGAAGTCGAGACCTGCTGGCCTGATTTGGTTGGCAGACCCCATCCACCGTTGATCGCAGCCCACATCTCCGGCGAGAAGTCGACAGCCTTCCCCTCGTCTTCGCTGGGCGGCGCAGTGTTCGCCTCCGAACGGCGCGGGATCAGGGGTACCGACCTCATACGATCGCCTTTCAGAGTGCAAAGATTTCAGCGGTGCCGGCGGGCTCCGGATTGAGGCCCATCAGGACCTTGGCATGCAGGGCGGCCATCAGCGGATCGATCTTGGCGGACCCGCTGACCTGCTTGTCGATCGAGATCGCGTTGCCGCGGGGAACGATCTTGGCGTTGGCGACCGCAAAATTCATCAGCTCCATGCCGGAATGGATGAGAACACCACCGGCGAGATCCCGCTCGGTATCCTTGATGGCGCCGTTGAGCTTCCAGCCCTGCGAGATGCCGACAATGCGCTCCTGTTCGATGCCGTCGTCACCACCGGTCAGCGCCTTCGTGATCGCGGCGACACCGAAACTGTCGACGCCGATCGCATTTTCGGTGGCGAGCAACCCGGACTCCTCGATCTCCGTCACAATGCCGGCGAGCTCAAAGACATCCTGGCCCGGGAGCTTGACGAGGGTCAGCTGCTTCAGCCCGGCGAGCTGCTCGAGCTTGGATGCGATCTCGGTTCGGCGCAGCTTGACGATCTCGTGGGCCCAGGCATGCGACCACAACAGCAGGCGTTTCACGCGCTGGACAGTGGTCACGCCATCGACCTCAGTCGTTACCGCGGTCTCCTCGGCTTCGCGCCCGAGAACAGCCAACCCGAGAAGATCGTCGAGACCACCGCCGTCGATGCCGATCACAATGACTTCGGATCGCCGGATCAACTCCTGCAGCGTGAGCGTCTTGTCGACGTTGGAGGCGCCGGTCTCCGGATTGCCGAGCCAGAATTCTGCACCCGCCCAGTTGTCCGACTTAAGCCCGAGACCGGCCTCAACATTGAAGTGCTTCGAGACGAAGAGACTGAGCGCCGCCGACCCCTCGATCTCTTTCTTCCTGAGCTCGGTGGTCAGCCATTCCTCGTCGACCGAATACCCCAGGCTCGGGTTCGGGATGTGCCAGGTTTTCCGATCCTGCCACGGCTTCTTGTCCACCAAGCCCTTCGGATACTCGTAGAGCAGCGGAAGAGTGGTCGGATCGTCGATCTTCCCGTCGCGGACGCCACGGTGATAGATCAGCTTCTGGCTGAACACCCCGGTCGGCGGCTCATCGCTATGCGTCGACGCGTAGATCACGAACCCTTCCGGCCGTGACGCGTGTGACCCCGTCGCCTCAGAAAGGATGTTGGCGGCCGAGGCCTTCTTGCCGAACAGCCAGAGCTCGTCGACGAAGATGCTGATCGCCTTCTGGCCGCCGACGACATCGGCGTCGGCCGACTTCACCGCCAGGATCGAACCATCGAGCCGGTTCTCGATCTCGCGGGTGCTGTCGCTGGGCTTGAAGCGCTGCAGCAGCGCGGGATCGTTCTTGATCATCCCGTATGCCGGGATGAAGCTGTTATCGGCGACATCCTTGGTCGGCGCCAGGATGAGATATTCTCCCATCGCACGCTCGTTCATGATCAGCGCGGTGACCATGATGCCGGCGGCGATCGTCGACTTCGCGTTCTTCTTGGCGATGAGGACGAGGAATTCACGGATCAGCTGGCGCTTGCGCTCACTATCGAAGGCACCGAACACGACGCGAACCAAGCCGAAGATCCAGTCCGGGCAGACATCGCCCAGCGTCGGCTTGCCTGGGATGTCGGACACCCTGAGACGCTTGAAGATGCGCAGCGCCTTCGCGGCGCGGGCCTCGTCGATCGGTAGTCCATCCGGGATGATGCTGTTCCCAACCGTGATGCGCTCTTCCCAGTCGAGGCACGCCGTCGACCAGGTCATCAGTTCGGTTTCGTTCCGGATAGCGGCGCGAGATCCTCACCCCATTCCGAGTTGAGGCCGGCGTTCAGCGCTTCGTCGTGCTGGACTTCCTTCTTGCCTCGCTTGGTCGCCCGAGGCGGCGCAACCGGAGCGGCCGCGGCACCAGCATCTTTCTGCTTGGCCTCGAATTCCTCCGCGGCGCCGGCGAGGCGCGTCATCTCCTCGAGACGCTTTTGCGCGGTGACGTTCCCGTTGCGAGCGCTCTTGTAGAGCAGCCCGATGACTTCGCGCCGGCGATGCGAGAACCCGCTGTCGAGTTCATCGGCGCAATGCTTGCGAAGGGTGTCGGAGTCGACGCCCAGCGATCGAGCAATAGTGGCTTCGCTCTCACCGCAGGACCGCATCTCCTCAACGGTGCGCCGAATGGTAGCCGTCGGCTTCCAAACTGGCCGCCCACGCCTTTTCGCCGCCATGCTACCCACTTCCAAATGCTTAATTTTTCGGGTAATATTCAAAAATTCCCCGAATTTCCGGACCATGCGAAAAATTTTGTGAACCTGAGCCCCGAGCGGTTGGACCCCCGTGACCGCCCAGAGATCCGCCCCCCCCCCCCCNCCCCCCCCCACCCATCAGACCGGGCGCGCCATCCTGGCATCGCGTGCCCTGATGCCCTTGCGGGTGTTGTGGGCGACGCATAGGCACTGACCGTTCTTCGGGTCGAGCGGTGCACCACCATCCTTGCGTTCGATGATGTGGTCGGCGATGAGCCTGTCATGAGGTGCCGACTTGATGCAGCGTCTGCCATCCTCGACCCACTCACATCTGAAGCCGGCGCGCTGCAGGACGCCGAGGCGCCATGCCCGATGCTCCGGGGTGAGCAGCTCGGGATCAGCCTTCTTCTCGATGGGACGAGCGGTACGCATGTCGACCTGCCTGACCTGCGGACCGATCTGCTTCGCCATTACATGCTGACCTTGATGACTGTCTGTCCCCCGTAGACGAGGAGCTCGCGACAGCGAGCGCTCCTCTCTTTTACGGTTCTTGATGTAGTGCTGACCTTGAGAACGTAGAGCTCTACGACGGCGTCATCGCGCCTGTGGCGCTCGCCGTAAGACAGCACACTCATCAGAACTTGGCGTCTGCGCGAGGGGAGGGAGCCGCGAGAGAAAGCACTATTTCGGGGCATCACCGCAAATCACGTTTTCAGAAATGTGGGCGCCGTACCCGATGTCCCCGTTTCTGTCCCCGTCGTTGTCCCCATTTCGACGGTCACATAAGGGTTTGCGGGTGAGGGGATGTCCCTGTCGTGTACCCATGCAGGGAGCGAATTAGCTTGACGGGTTTCGAGAGAAGCGGCGAATCATGCGGCGTCTGGCAGGACGAGGTACTTCTCCCAGACGCCTTCAGCCTGTATTTGCCAGGCTGCGAAGTAGGGGTCATGAACGGTGCTGACGTGGTGCGGACCGTTGCACGAATTCCAGACCATCAGCCTGTGGTGCATGTGAGCATCATCGAACTCAGCTTCGGTCAGAGTGGCGATTGGCTTCCACATCTGGACCTCTCAGGCGTTCGCCTTGGCCTTCGCTCTACGCCTCAACTTGTTCTGCTTTTCGAGGCGCTTCACCAAGGCGGCGATCTCTTCGCGCGTCGGGTAGCGAGGGCGGGCGCCTGGCTCCATCGAGCTCACGATACCATCCTTTTCGAGGGTGGCGGACGTCTCGGAAGATACCGTTTGTGATGCGGGTTCTGGCTCGATTTCGGCAATGTCGTCAATGACATCACCCAGCCATGCCACTTTCTGCTGGTTGTTCCGATCCGCAATGTCTTGGCAGATGCGGGTTATCGTCCAGCGGAGCGTCCGGGAATTCACGCCTTCACGGGAGGCGAAATCGCTTAGGAACCTGCCCTTGCGGGTCTTGGTCCATGCCCAAGCGTAGAGAAGACGCCGATCGCTCTCGGATTGCAACGCATTGATCCACGACCAGGTTGCAACCATTCGTGTCAGCGCGCCAGGCGACGGACGGATCCTCACCTTCATCGCACGCGGGTAGTGCGGGATGTAATCGGGCCAGCCGTTGCCGCCGCCACCTATGTAGGTGTTCGGCGTCAGCATGAGGGTTTCGGCGGCCTCAAGCACGCGGTATTCGACGGCTTTGGCGGTCCAGGCGCTCATTCGATGCCGGCACCTGCTTGATGACCAGAATCTATATGTTGGGCGAACTCTCCGCTTCGACCCGATTGCTCGGTGACCTGACGGATCACATCGGCCATGATTGGTTTCAGCGTTTCGTCGTCGTGGTCCGATGAGACGCTCGATACATAGACGGCCTGCTCGTCCCCTCCTTTGCCGCAACGGATCTTAACGTCGACGTTGCGTAGACTGAACCTTGAGCAACAACATCCATCCCAACTGCCAAGCCGCCAGCACTCCAGTTCCTTTATCAGGGCAACGACCCTCTCGGTCTCCGACATCGACCGAAACTCTTTCTCGCCAAGGCTGTCAGTCACGCCGCTCTCCCATCGGTAGCAATATATTTCTCGCCGGCTACCGTGATCTCATAATCGCCGCGACAGCCGCAAGGGCAGCCGTCAAGCAGCTTCCGCCTGATCAGTCCGGCCATCTTTGCGATGACGAGCTTGTCCGGCAGGTCAAAACCGTTCGGCATCGCTTGCCGCACGTCGCGCTCATCGCCAAAGTACCAGTTGCACCGGCGTCCTTCATGCGAGGCGACGAAGCGCAGGATAGGTAAATCTGCGATGTCTTTGCATTGCATCGGTTTGTTCACGCCGCCCTCCTATCGTCACGCCCAATTATACCATCGCCCAGCCTGACCGCCAGCAGCACCCGCATGACGTGCGCCAGGGGTAGCCCGACGGCGAGCATCTTGGCCTGATGGCGGACCTCGGCGAGGCTGATCCTGTCGAATTGCTCGAACAGCGCGCCGCCACGCGCCTCGATCGACGGGTTCGACACAAGCGATGAAACCGCCTGGATGGTCTCCGAATAGAGCTCGGCGGAGTTGCCATAGGTTTCCACGATGAGACGCAACGTCAGGGCGAGATGGGCTTCGCCGTACCGCTGCCCGATCTTCTTCAGCGTTTTCTTGGCGAAGCATTCCCGCGGCCGCCGATGCAACGGGCGGTGATCGGCGGGGTGCAGAAGGCGGATGCCGCACTGCTCCGCCACTTTGAAGATGTCGCAACGGTGCTTCACGATGGCACCTCTTCATCGGATGCACAGTGAAGCCCGCATTCGACGTCATACTCCTGGGCGTCGGCGGCATCGAAAAAGCTGGGGTTTTTTCTGACCTGCTCGACCAGTTCGGCGACGGTGTCGCGACTGTCGAACCAGCCGGCGTGATCGGTTTCGCGGTCACTCCACCATTGCGGCGTCTGAGGGCTGTCGCGGATGAGGCGCTTGCGGATGCCTTTTCCCTTCTGGAAGCAAAGGTCGCAGTTCCCCTCCCAAGGATTGAGACCAAGGTCGAACCCCTGCGGCAACGGATGCGTGAGGCGCCTCGGATCGGTGTTCTCGCCCAGCCAGAACTTTATCACATCGGGCTTGCGGATTTTTGCCCGGGCGAGAGGGTAGCAAATACGGCCGCCGTATTTGCTACCCTGCTCCATGCCGTTGAAAATGCGCAAACCTTCGTCGTCGCGAAGGCCTATCGTTTCGGTATACTGGCCCGGCTCAAGGCCAAGCTCCTGCCGCATGAGCGCAAACATCGGGTAAATCTTGAGGAAGGTCGTGCACCAGCGCTCATGTGTGTTGGGAAGCCGTCGCTTGACGTCAATCAGCGCCTTGAACGGCTCTCCTTGCCGACTGGCGCTGTTGAACCCGACCTCTTCGAAGGCGACGTATTTTGATTCCTTGTTGTCGGGGCGGTATTCAACCCAGCGGATGCGGACGCCCCATCTGGTACCGCACTCATGGACGAAGCGAAGTGTCTCTTCCTTTTCCTTGCCAGTGTTGGCGAAGGCAACGATCACATCGTCGGGCAGCGTGCCACCGTGCGCCTGGACGATTTGGTGCAGCATGTAGCCGCTGGTACGACCGCCAGAGAACGAGATCAGCGCTGGGCCGGTGACGAGATATGGGTTCATCGCCTCCGCACCTCCACCGGGACGACGCGGCCGTCGATGACGACACCGCCGAGCGCCTCGATCTGCAGGGCGGCTTCAGCGGCGGCGCGGACCTCATGGTGATGCCTGGCGCCGAGGAGATCCTCATCTGCCAGCACCACCGGCTTGAAGTGCAGCGCCATCTCGGCGGCCTTGATGGCGGCTGTTGCGGAGGCGAAGCGTTCCGGTCGCCCGTCGGCGCCGTCCAATAGGATGTCGGGCGCACCATCCTGCCGATAGGCGGCGCAATAATAAGCGCCGAAACTGATGGCCTCGATGCGGGTTCCGGTCATGTCGGCACCGTCGCGCACGGGGACATCGACAAGGGACCGATTTCATCCGTAGCGGGACAATGCGGGACAAATCGAGCCGAAACGGGATGTTTTGACGATTTTGCGGGACATCTGATCACAGCTGGATATCTCCATCTGCCATGTCGGCCATCCCGGCGCTTATCGGTTCCTCGGGCCGCGACAGCTGGCTGAAGTCGATACCGCTTTCACGCTTGAACCCGGGTATCGGCCTACCGGTGAGCCAGACATACGGTTCGGCGCGCCCGATCCATTTCGCACCGAAGAACCGTTCGCCGGCACGTTGCAGCGCCTTCTTGATGCGCTCCTGTTTCTTCTTCGGATCCTCGTCGTCTTGCATGGACAGCGCGGCATACTCGATGCGCCAGTGACCCATGCGCACCACCGTCTTGATGCTCTTCGGCAGCTTCAGCATGTCAGGGGTGTCCTCACCATGCCGTTCAAGGGCATTGATCAGGGCCTGCATCGCGATGTTCTGCTGATCGCTCAACCGCTTGTCGTCGGTGACCTCCGGGCCTTGACCCCCAGGGGCGGCGCAGACGACCGAGGTGAGCAGCTTGCCGTTTGGTCTCTTTCCTAGGACGACCTGCTTCAGAATGAAATCCCAACCGTGACCACGCTCGCCATCCTTGTTCTTCTGGATTGTCGCCCTGTGGATCTGGCGGGTCAGCTGCGTGCCGTCCTCCCGGAAGGCGATGTCGAGGCGAGGCGTGATCTCAAGCTCGATCGCATTGTCGACGTTGGCGAACAGCGAGGAGTGGCCGCGCGGGTTATTGCCGTTGCGGGGCTTGTGGTGGACCATCAGCACGGTGCACCGGCATTCGTCGCGGATGCGCTCAAGGTTGGAGAGGACAACAGACATGTCGGTGGAGGCGTTCTCGTTGGCGCCTGGCGTGGCCGTCGCCAAGGTATCGATGACGACGAGCTCGAGGGGAACCGTGAAGGTCTCCGACCACGCCTTGATCTCGGCGATGAGGGCATCGGTGCCGCGGCTGGTTTCGACATCCTGCTCCCCAGGTCGGGCGAAGAGATCGATACGGGCGGGCAGCAGCACGAAGTCGACGCGTTCGCCGGGCTCCATGTGGGTTTGCCGGTAGGCGCGGAGACGCTGCTTCACCCCGATGCCGCCTTCGCCGGCCTGGTAGATGACGCCGCCTCTGCGGACTTCCTTGCCGTTGAAATGGATGCCGCGGGCGGCAGCCATCGCCATGTCGATGGCCTCGAATGATTTCCCCGAACCCGATTCCCCGTAGATGATGGCAACCTCGTGTCGGGTGAGGATGTCCTCGATGAGGTATTCGTGCTCCATCCCGGGTTCGTCGAGGCGGTCCCATGTGACGGCGCCAAACCGCGACTTCGGTGGTTCCTTCGTCCATGGTCGGGCGTGTAGATCAACGATGTCGAAGAGGTCGGAGGCGTCACCACCGGCTTGCACCCAATCCCAGATGTCGCCTTTCTCGGGGACCTCGGCCCAGAACTTACGGATATCCAGCATCATGACCGATGCCGCGACATCCTTCATGCGGGAGCCCACGATTTGCATGTGCATGCGCCCGGCATCGTCGTTGTCCGGGATCTGGATGATGTGGGCGCCGGTGAGCAGCTCGGCGTGGTAGGACGTCCATTTCTTGGCGCCACCGGCGTTGCAGGTCGCCGCGATCCCAGCGGCCCAGAGCGCATCAGCCTTCTTTTCACCCTCGACGAGGTAGATCGCCTGGCCCATGGCGATTGCCTCGGCGACCTCGGGCCAGCGGTATAACGGCAGGCGCTCGATGCCGTCGAACTCGCGGCGTTCCTTCATCCCCCATTTGTCGAAGGTCTTCGAATCGTACCGGGTCCAGTTGTGGCCTGGACCCTTCCGCATGTATTCGCCGTCGAGCAGTCCGTTGATCCAGACGTCCTTCTCCTCGGTGAAGCGGCGACGCTGCGCGAAGGTTTTATCGATTTTGCCGTGCTTGTTCAGCCTCCAGGTGCCATCGGGCTGCTTGTATTGCATCCGGACGACCTGGAAGACGAGCCCGCCCTCGGCATCGGCGTAATCGTAGGCGCTGACGATCTCCTTCTTGCCGGGACCGGCATTCTGGTTTGAGCCGGGTGCGGCACCACGGTTGTCGGGGATGTCGAAGCCGTTCTGCTTCAACCAGTCGACGGCGCCGTCGTCGCCGCAGCCCGTCAGCTTCGACACGAGCCAGAGGACGCCGCCGCCCTCGCTGTTCTCGTGGTCGAAGGCGGTGTTCTTTTCGAGGTCGATCGACAGCGAGCCGTTGGTGCCGTAGCGGTTATCGTTGCCCTTGCTGTGGTGCGGATTCGGCGCGCCAAGCAACATGCTGGCGACCTCTGGCATCAATGCTCCGAAATCAAAACCTGACACTTACCGGCGCTCCACCGTAACCGGTTTGCGGCCATGGCCCGGGAACACCTTCCCGAAGCGCTCCTCCGCCTGGGTGCGGGCGATCGATGCTTTCTCACCGCTTCCGACGATGTCACCCTGCAGATGGGCGAGCAGGGCACGCCAAGCCGCGCATTCGGCGGCGTCGGCGGTATCGTACAGTTGGGCGATACCGTTGACCTGCACGGGCTCCCAGTCGGCCTTGTGGACCTTGCGGAACTGGCCTTCGAAGCCGCCCCGGGTTGGGATCGCACGGGCGTTCACCTCGTTCACCGCGCCACCTTCCACGTCCCGCCGTAATCGACGAGGAAGCCACGCATCACAGTTTCCGAGCCTACGAAGACCGGCGGCTGCGTCTTGCCGGAAAGCACGCTGATGAAGACACGGCGGGTGCTGACGATCTCGTCAACCTCTTCATCACTCAACTGCCAGCAGGAAACCGAGCAATGCCCGTTGGTGAACGTTCGAAGCCCAGAGACATTCTCGACCCCTGATGGAGGGCCGAGGAACTGGTTGCTTTGTGGGAAGTCGACTCCATAGGCCATGAAATCAGGCTTCCTCCATCTCGTCTTCGTCCTCGTCGACATCGATCCGCATGCCTGGCGGTGGTCGATCGGCGCGGAGCTCGTCGGATTGCAGCGTCGGGATCGCGCCGGGTCCGCAATAGGTCGGCGCGCGTAATTCGGGCGGCAACCAGCCGGTACCGGGCACGTTGGCGAGCGCGAACGCGGTGAGCTCCGCCTTCTTCAGCTTCTCCGCCTTGCGGGCCTCATCGTCGTTGAGGGCCTCGCGGATGGCCGTGATGACGATCGGCTTTGAAACGCCGCCGAAATAGTCGGCGGCATCAAAGGTGTGGCCCAGCGCCGCCGTCATGCGCTCGGCGTCGATCGCGGCGGCCAAGACATCGGCGCCCCTATCGAAAGGTAAATTTCCGGTGTTGTGGCATTGAAGGTCAACCGCTTGCCCAGCTATACCGGCCGCGACGCGAAACAGTTCAGTGTCGGTCATGACGCTGAGGCGAGTGAAGGCGCTGGAGAAGCTTTCGGCAGCTTCGCGATCATAGGCGCGGACCCCGTATTTATCCACGGCGCCCATGCCTTCCTGCCGGACCTTGATGGGACCGTGACCGGAGCCTGCGAGGAAGCCGGCGAGCAATGCGACCAACCCTACGCGAGGCTCGTCGATCAGCGCAGCGCGCGTGGCCGTCGTTGCCTGCATCGAGATCCGATGTGTCATCGCATTCGAGATCGTCGGCAGACCCTTCTCCTTGGGCTCGGCCTTCTCTGCATCCCGCTTTTCAACGGCGGCCGGCTTCAAGACGCCGTAGGTGATTTTCATGTCGCCATCGTAGTTCAGCGAGACCACAGCGCCGGCCTTGGCCTTGTCGGCCTTTGTGGCCTTCTTCTTCGACGCCGGCAGTTTCTGCCATGACCAATCCCAACCGTTGGGAAGCTGATCGCCGACCGAGGCCCAAGACCAGCCGTCGGCATAGAGCTCGTCCGCCTTCGCCTGCAGCTTCTCATTGGCAAGCTTTGCCGCGAGTGCCGGGTCGGAAACGGCATGATCTTCATCGAACAGATCTTCGACGACGATGCCGCCGGCCGCCACGTAGGCGTCGATGCCGACGAACTTCATCAGCTTGGCGACGTTGCGGTCGCCGGCGCCGAACTGCTCCTTGATCCACCACGGTTGCGCGCCGCCGGACTTCTTGGCCAGCGCGAAGACACGCTCCTGCTCCGCGACCGACGACGCCAGCGTGAAGGCTCGCACGGTTTCGATGGCGCGGTCCTTGAACCAGCCCTCCCGCCATGCATCCAGAATGACCGGCGACAACCTTCCCAGTGCCAGCATTCGTTTCACGCGCTTCGGCTCGATCCCGAACCGCGCCGCGATCTGCCCTTCATCAAGCCCGCGATCGGCGAGTTCCCGGAACGTCTCGTAGGTGTCGGCCTCGTGTTGGGGGAGGCGGATCAGGTTTTCGGCCTGGCTGAGTTCGCGGGCGGTCTGATCGTCGTCCTCATACCCGATGATGCAAGGGACCGGGAACTCGTCGGTGACCGCAACACCCGCAACGGTTCCACCACTCGTCGCCAGTTCGCAGAGGACACGATAGCGCCGACTGCCCGCAACGATGCGAAACCGACCAGCCTTCTCAGCCGGCCTGACGCGCAGCGATTGCGCGAGCCCGTGGGATTGGATCGAGGCCTTGAGTTCGTCGACGCCCTCGTCGGTGCGGTGGCGACGCGCATTGATGTCGTCGTCGAGTTCTAGGTCGGCGAGCGCGACCGTTCTTGTCTGCAAGGTCATGTCGGTGTCCTTTCGGTGGAGGGTTTCAGGAAGGAGAGGCCCATGCGGTGAGCCTCGGCCGCGACATTCGCGTAAGGACGGCCGATCTTTTCGGCGGCCTCCTTCAGTTTCTTCCCGGCAGCTTGGTAATCGACGAGGATCTGGCGATCCTCTTCCGTCCAGGGGCGGCGCTGCTTGATCCCCATCTTGCTGGCCTGCGCCGCGATCGAGCTGGTGGTGCGGCCGATCTCCGCTGAGATTTCCTTGACGGGTGTGCCGGCGGCATAGCGTTGGCGAAGAATTTCGTTCTCAGCTTCCGTGTAGGCCTCACGTTTCCTGACGACCCCATGCTTCGTCGCGAACTTATGGATTGCTGTCGGGCCCCGGATGTAACCTGCTGCCTTCAGATCGATGAGCACATCGGTGTGGCTCTTGCCCGCCGCAAGAGCGGCGAGCGCAATGCTCGTTTCTTCCTCGGTCCACAAATTGACGCGGTTGCCCGAAACCCCGAGCTTGATCGCTGCCATCTGGATGGCGCCAAAGGACCGATCGTAGCCGGCGGCCGTGAGAGATTTGCGGATATCGGCGATCTGGGCGCCGGCCTCATAGCCGTCAAGAACGAACTGATATTCTTCGTCGGTCCATCCACCTACCGCACGGCTATTCTTGACGCCGAGAGTCTGACCCCTAACCGAAAGCGCGCCAAGGGAGCGCATCGGTCCTCCCCGGGCGATCAGAAGCTGTTGGATATCGGCGAGCTTCATACCCTTGGCGTAGCTCTCTGCGATCAACTGGTCTTCCTCGGCGGTCCAGCCGCGCCGATGGTTGGTGTTTGTGTCCGGCTCGGCCGACGCTGGCGTCAGCTTGGCCGTGCTGGGTACCGCCATGAGCAGAGCCGAAGCATCAGCCGCCGATATCGTCGGCGGCGCCAGGATCTCCGGCGCGCGGCCTTTGTGGCGTGACAGAACGGAACCAGCCTTGAAGCGGATGCGACGCGGCCCGGCAATGGCGGGCCCGATCGCGAGAAACTCACCATCGGCCAGGGTGCGCAGCGCACGGCTGTGACCCAGCGTGAATCCGAGCAGGGCGCCGGCGCGTTCAAGATCACGATCGAAGATGGTGCGGCCGACAACAACGTTTGTCGCCTTGGAGACGACCGCCTTGGCGGTCTCCGCTATGCGTTGTGTTGCGATGACGCCGGCGATGCCGCGCTTCCTGCCTCGACCCATGAGATCGGCAAGCATTGCCGTCGACCGCTTCCGGGTGTCTGCGGTGACGTCACCGGTATCGTAGTGCGGCGCCAGCGTCTGCGCCTCGTCGACCAGCACCAGCAGCGGGTGCCAGAACTGTTCCGATGCGGAGAGCAAGCCCTCGGCGAGGTCGGCGACGATGTCGAGACGATCCTCGGACGTGGCGTCGGAAAGGTCGAGGATCGCGCTGTAGCGATGCTCGCGGAGATGGTGGGCAAAGGTGTGGCCGCCGATCCGGCTGATGTCGGCGGCCGTCAGCACTGCGACATCGAAGTGTTCCTTCAGGGTGGAGAACTCGCCATCTGGGTCGATGAGCAGCTGCTGCACGCGGCCAAAGGCCTTCTCGAACAGCCGACGCAGCAGCATCGACTTGCCGGCGCCGCTGTTACCCTGAATCAAGAGGCGGCCGTCGATGAGTTTGGCGAGATCGATGCCGACCGGTTCGCCCTTCGAGGTTGCACCTACGTGGATGTCGCTGTCGGTGATCGGCCGCGCCGGCGCTATGGTCTCGATCGGCGACACGGTCGCGCGGGGTTCACGCTCGACAGGCTCGTCGCCCTCAATGCGCACTGGCGATGCGACGCCGGATTCCTGTGCCAGAAGAGCCGCAACCTTCCGGTCGGCCGGCGACAGCTTCGCCATGGCGTCCGGTTTCGGGAATGAGATACCGAAGCGGCGATCGATCGGCCGTTCGCCGGCCTCACGAATGAGCTGTTGCATAACGATGCTCCTTTGATGCGAGGTTCCGCCATTCCGTTGTGCCTTCGATGTCCTGCCTCGCGGCGAGATCGAGCGCAGTCGCCATGTCGTTGGCGGCACGACGGAGCAGATCGACAGCCCAGTCGGTCGTGCTGTCGACGAGTTCTTCAAGTTGCCGGCTGGCGGTGGATAGTGGGCCCGTCATTTGCCGCCACCTGACCCAGCGACGGCGTCGAGACGGTAAATTTCCGCGGCCGCGGCGAGCTGCTTGCCGAGATCCTTGATCGACTTCGCGGCGGGATCACCGGCGAGGACGAGGCCGGCGTTCACCATCGCGTCATTGAGCGTGAAGGTCTGCTCGACAGTGGCGTCACCGCCCTTGACGGCAACGATCGAGAAGCCGCGTTCCGCGATGCGGACCTCGCGCATGGTATCGGGTGCACCGTAGACCTGGTTGGCAACGATGGTCGGGCCTGTCGGTGTGCCGGCGGGCGCGGGCACACCGGTCTGCACCAGCTGGACACCGGCGTCGGACAGGATACGGAGCAGGTGATCGGCGCGGCGGCGCACCTCCTCCCGGCCGTCCTCGTCCCAGTCCTGCCAAAGAGGGCGCACCAAGCCGAGGCGCTCACGGCGCATCCCCTCTGCCAGGATGTCGCGGATCGGGCGCGTCATCGCCGCGCCTTCCTGATGGACCGCCAATGCTCGACGACCGTCTCATCCCGCGCGTCACGACCTTGCTTCGACCACGGGTTCCGGCTGGTCCAGCCGCACGGGCAGACCGCCAAGGCCTCGCCGGTCTTCGGATCGGTCTGCATTGAGACCACATGAGCGGCGAACAGCGGCTCACAGCGCTCGCAAAAGGGGATGCCGCGTTCGTCGTTGAAACGGCGGCCCTCGCAGACGACGCAATCTGGGTGGCTCATATACCGCCTCCAGCTTCGCGCATCGGTTCGGCAGCGGCGATCTCGTCGAGCCGCGCATAGACGGCGTCGCGGGCGGCGCGCAGCGCCTCCTCGGCGGCCTTCACCGCATTGGTCAGAGGCCTAAGCTCCTCTCTGCAACGCCGCTGTATCTCGTTGAGCTCGGGGATGGTGCCGATCGCGCGCACATGGGAGATTTCGGTTAAATGCTTATACGGCTGACCCGCGCCGGCCATGCCTTGCTGCTCGACGAGGATCTCCTTGCCATCAGCCCAGATGATGGCACCCAGCCACCATTCGCCGGGCATGCTGTGCCCGGCCATACCCAACAGCACGGTCATCCCCGGAGCAAGCTTCTGGCGGGCAATCGGCTTGGTCATACGATCAGCCTCTTGCCGAATGATCCGACTTCCGGTCGATAGCCTTCGCTGACGAAGCGAAAGCCGTGCCCCCAGACCGTCTCTATGCAGTCGAGTCCGCCGGTCGCCGCCGCGATCTTCTTCCTGAGCTTGCATGCGAAGACATCGATGATCTTGGCGTGCGGCTCGCTGTGGCCCTGGTACAGCGCCAGCATGCACATCGCCTTGGTGACCAGCATGCCCGGTCTTGACGCCAACGCGGCGAGCAGGGCCGATTCCTGCTTGGTGAGATGGACGATCGAGCCAGAGCCGACCAATTCGCCGCGCGCGGGATGAAACGTGCAGCCCGGCAGTGCATAGGTGTCACCGTCAATGACCCGCTTACGGCGGGCCAGCGCGAAGAGCCTGGCGACGAGCTCAGATGGATGGAGCGGCCATGGCTGGATGTCATCGGCGCCGGCCAGCAGAGCTAGCGCGCGGCCTGGTGCGTCCTCTCCCTCGACTATCGCAAACAAGGCGTTGCGGACATCACCCATCCGAAGGCGCCGGCAGACCTCGGCGGCACTGGCGGGACCCATCGCCCAGAACAGACCGATGGCGTCGGGATCGCGGAAAAGAAGCGATCCGAATTCCTGCTGCGACGGTTCGACATCGCATTCGACATCGACCGCGCCGAGGGCAATACTGATCTCGATTGCAATCCCTGGGATCGGTGAGCAGACAACGACACGCATCACGCCGCCCTCGCCAGGATGCCGCGCGCCTTGGTGCGGCAGGTCTCGCTCATCGCGTAGCCGAAACCGTAGACCGTCCCGAAGTCGATGCCGTGAGGTCTCGTCTTCCTCCGGATCCTCTTCATGTGCGAGCGGATCGCCCAATCGGGGTCGAGCAGCGCGACGAGATGGCGGTCCGTATAGATCGAGGCCTGCAGCTGGCCGTATTGAGCTTCACCACAGGTCACCAGCATCATGAAGATGCAAGCCTCCGCCTCGGTGAGATCAAAGGCCTTGCGCGCCAGACGAGCGTCGTCGCGGCCTGTCAGCTTGGCGATCGTCGCCTTCAGCTGGCGGTTCTCCTCCTCCAGGATCTCGATGCGATCGCGGGCACGGCGGTCGGTGAAGACTTCATGCCGGCTCATTTGAACTCCTCCGGCCGGCGAAGGACAGTGAGGGTGCGCGTGGTGACGCGGCGCACAAACCTTCCGCTGATGAGGTGGTTCAGGCAGACGTTGTAGGTGTTGTGGTCGAGGCGGAGATCAGACATCACCTCGACGCGGCGTAGCGGGACGGGCTGGCCGACGGGCCCGAGGCCGGTGAGATACGACAGGAGTTCGAGGGCGCGCGCGGCGGTGCTCATCACATTCCTCTCGGCGGAACGAAGAGGCAGATCGCCTTGCCGGCGTCGAGGCCGGCCTGGTGAGCGCAGAGATGGAACTCCCCGTCTGGGCTGTCCTTGATGCGCTTGTCACCGTAGGGGACGATCTCGCCGGTTGGGGTGTGGTAGCCGTCCGGGCCTTCCTTGATCTCGCCGGTCGCCTGCCTGCAATCGTAGCTCGCGCAGCACGCGAAGGGGTATGTCCAGCCCTGTGGCTTGGACTGCGTCGGAAGAGCATCATGAGCACGGGCACCACCGCAGAGAACGAAGATGATGAAGGCGACGGATGCGATCAGCACGCCGACAGAAAGGGCCATGCCGAGCGCACTATGGCCACGCATACGACCGTTCGCTGGGCGGGCGCTCATGCTGGAAGCCGATCGACCGGCGCGATCTGCAGACGGAAGACGTCGAGCCGCTTCGGATCGAGCGGCAGGAAGGCGCTGGCCTCGAACACTGGCTCGAAGAGGCCGACGACACTCGAATACGACGGGTTGTGGATCTCGTCGAAGCGAAGGAACGGCACCCCTTTGTCGGAGCCACGCACGCGGAAAAGATCGAGCGTCCGAATTCGATAGACGGTCCCCTTATGAGGGACCACCATCCCGAGCTCGCATTCCCGCGTGAACCTGAAGTTGTCGTCGACACACGCGACGAGCTGTCCGACCTGGTAGTCCATCAGAACCTCCCTGGGATTGGAGCGGGTTGATATCGGCGGCTGAGTTCCTCGGCCTCGCGCTTGCGGCGCTCCGAGGCGATGAAGAGATCGTCGACGGGCTGCGTGTAGCCAGGCGCGACGTCGCATTCCACGTATGACCAGACCGCAAGGGCGTCGCTGCGATCGAAGGATTGATCCGGATCATCCTTGCCGATCCAGCCCAGCGCCCTGCATTTCGCCATGATGGCGGGCTTCTGCTCGCCTTGACCGCCGACGAAATGCTTCTTCACCGAGGACTGGTTGATCCGGACATGGCGATAAACCTTCAGCTGGTACGCCATGAATTCAAGAACGGCAGGCAGGCCGAGCAGAATGTTGGCCGTGCTGATGTTGGTGTGCCCCTGCACGAATGATCCCGGTAGCGGGGCCTCGATGGCAAGGACGTCGACCGGGTTGGCTGAGATGAAGCCGGTGATCCAGCGACCGGCGCCGGAGAAGATGGCGCCGCGTGAGGCGCCCTCGGTAGCGCACTCGATCGAGCCTGATGTCGGCGTCGCGCCGGCGGCGCCGTAAGCCCAACCCATCCGTCGAGCGGCGTCGATCGCGAGAATGCGTGGAGCAGTCATCCCAAACCCTTGTGCCCATTCGGGCTAATTGGTGGCCGCTGCTTTCCCGGCCTGGTCAGAAGGTTTCCGCCGCGTTCGCCTTGGCGAGGTCACGAGCTACCTACAAGCGCTGCCCTCATCGGACCCGCGCGAGCGGGAATTCAGACTGCCTTGCGCAGCGACGCATTCACATTCATCGCGGCCGACGTGTAGACGTTCTCGCTCGACCAGCTGAGGGAGCCGTTGATGCTGACAACGATCTCGTCGCCATCCTGCGGCTCAGCAAGCATATCGATGAAGGCGCCAGCCGCGGCCTTGACGGCAGCGCGATCGACTTCGTGGGTGGGCTGGCCGTTGACGACGACATCGAACTGATCGGAGACGTTGTCCTTGGCCGCCGCCTTGGTGGCTGCCTTCACTGAAAACGAATAGCTCATCGGGTTTTCCTTCCTGGGTTGCGTTGACGGTATGGAAAGCTTGGGGCGTTCAGTGCGCCGGAGCGGTGCCGCCGCCGGCCTTCGCCCATTCCTCGTCGGTCATGCTGCCGCGCACCGCGCTGACGACGGCCGCCGTGGTGGCGTCCTGCTTGTCGTCGTCGTCATCGCCTTCCTCGCGCTCCACCGCAGCGGCGCCGAGGCCGAAGCTGGCGAAATTGTCGCCAAGGGCGGTGCGGATATCAGTGGCGAACTCCCTGTCATCGTCTTCGAGACCGTCGACCTTGCCGTCGGCGCGCTCGATCATGGCTTCCGCCTTGCGCTTCAATTTCTGCGCATCGACGATCGCCCGGATGACGCCCTTGTTGACGCCATGCTTTTTAGCGTCTGAGAGAATTTCTTTCTGATCGGCGTCGGTCGCCTTCTGAATCGCCCGCTTCTTCACCTTGAAGTCGGCATCTAGGACGCGAAGCTTCTCCTCGCGCTCCTGCTCGAGGCGGTCGAATTCCTCGACGAAGGAACCCGCTTCGGATGGGGATGCGCGATTCGGTCTCTCAATTATGCGCGTGCTCATGCGACGGTCCTTTCTTCGGTCGGGACTCTCACCCCGTTCGATCGCTTGTTGAGATTTGGCTCTGCGATCGCTCGCTCAAGGGTCCACCCAAGACGGATCCGATCGGCAATCAGCTTGCGATCGAGACCCAGGCGCTCACAGTATTCGCCGGCAACGGCGCAGATGCCTTTGCTCATGTCAGCAACTCACGCGAGCGTGGAACTGAACGGCGCTCGTTCGCGGGCTGATGGGCAATGGCACGGTGGTCGGCACAGTAGACGTGCTCGATCTCTTTCGGCTGACCACAGAACAGATCGTCGTGGCCGTGCACGCCGTTGACCATCCAACGACAGGTCGACGAGCTGAGATCGAGAAGCGATATCGGTGTCGTGCCTGGGATCGGATCGAAAGCGTTCTCACGCTTGATCACGATGCCCGGGGATCTCGCGCGCTGTTCGGCTCGAGCCTTGAAATCAGATGCCGGCGGGTTGTTGGCGCCGCGCCATGACGATGTCTGCTGGACGAGCTTGGAGGCGCGTTTGGTCGCCGGTGGCTTTGGCGGCTTTGGCGGCTTTGGCGCCGCTTCGACGCCGGCCTTGCGGCGGCCGACCATTCCCTTGCGTGGTTGGCCGTTTCCGAGTTGCAGCTTCTTGCGGTGGACGCGGCCGATAACGGCGGACCGGCTGCAGTTCAGGAATCTCTTGGCGATCGCCGAGGCGGTGAGACCTTCCCTGCAGTAGCCGGTGAGCAGCCGGTCGAGCTCAGCCCTTGGGAGGGTTGTCCAATCGGGGAGGATCGTCACCGGGCGTCTCCACCATCTCTGGAGCCAGCCACACCGCGAAACGATCGGCGCTGTCCCTGATGAGTATCGCCCGCCAGAGCAGCCGATCGGCTCGCGATTCTCTCCAGGACAACCAACTCCTCGCGAGAAAGAGCCTTGCCGCGCGCGGCATAAGCCGCCGCCAGCCGGTTGGTGTAGGCAAGGAATTGCCTGTGTTCACGTCTGGCCCCCTCCACGGCGCAGAGTTCTTCCAGCGCCAGCACCTCTTCGTGATCGACGCGGGATACCTCGCCAAAGAATAGCGAGCGAATGCGCCGCCGCGTGAATTTTTTCACGTCGGGGAAAGCGACCTGGAGGGCTCGATAGAGCCGATCCAGTTTCACCTTCACGGGCATGCTTGGCGCGAGTATCTCTCCGAGATCGCGCGTCAATTCGTGGGCGGTCGCTACGCTAGACATGTTGCGACCACCCTTTTCGCCCCTTCGGCTGGAGCGAAAATCCAGAATTTTGGATTCGGACATTGCTATCTCCATGACCAGCGACGGATACGGAGACACACGATGAACAGGCGGAAGAAGGGAGGTGGGTCCGGTCAGGGTCCGGACCCACCAGGAACGAGATGGATGGGAGGAGGGTCATACGACGCTCCCCCAAGTCCGGCCCGAATGGATGAAGCCGACATTGCCTTTAGAAATGCCGAATTGAAGCGCGATCTGGCGCCTGCTTAAATGGCCTTTTAGCGAACGGATCGCGCGGACGTTTTCCTCGGTGAGCTTAGAGCGGCTACCGCGAACGCCCTGCTGGTACGTACCATGCGAAAGTTTGTCGGCGTTGTTTGCGACGGGCTCCTTCCAGGAAAGATGCCCTCGGGTGACGCAGCCTCCTCGACCATTTCCACAGCCATGCGCAGCTTGATGCTTGGGTGACGGCGGCGGGCCGTGCTCTTCCTCGCAAACTAGACGAGAGACATAGACCGTCTTTCCTTGCTTGCCGATACGGGCGTACCCGTCCTTGTCCCTCGAATAAGGCCAGATGAGACATGCTTCAGCATCGTAGGGCAGGACAACGTTTCGGAAGTAGTTCTGGACGATTCCAGAGCCAGTCTGGGGGCGTTTCTGGGATGTCATTGCCGCGCTCCGATAAGGGCGTGAGCGAAAGCGCGGAGCCGCAAGCTTATCGGGGTAGGGAAATGGACCTGGAGACGGTCATCAAAGAGCTGAAGAAGCGGATCGCCCATCTCGAGGCGCAAATCGAGACCGAGCAGCTGCTCAAAGCTCTGCGGCCCGGCCTGCTGGCGCGACTGGCGGCGATCTTTGAGCGCGGGTGACATCTCAGGCGACCTTGTCTTCGGCTGAAGCGGGACGCGGGATATCGAGCGGCCATTCGGCGCCCTCCGGCCAGTTCGTGGAGAACCAGGCGACGACCGAATCGTACTTGCGGACCGTGAAGGTCTTGTCGTCGCGCAGCCGGGGGAAGAAATCACCATCCGCGGCGCAGAGCCGACCGATCGTGGATTCCTGACGGTCGACCAGCGAACGATACAGGGCCAGCAGAGTTTCGAGATGACGGATGAGTTCGGCTTCCATACCTCGAAACATAGTGGGATTAATCCTACCTCGTCAATAGGAAAGTTCCAACTCGTAAAACGTGCGTGCCAGTGGGATACTTCCTACATGGATACTCCGCTGCAGAAACTGGTCGTCAAAAGGCTGAACGAGCTTGGCCTCGGCGCGGTCGAGGCGGCCACCAAAGCCAAGATGGAGCGCACCTATATTCGCGACATCGTCGAGGGCAAGAAAACCTCTATCAGGACGAACAAGATCGACGATCTCGCGGCTGCCCTGCATGTCGAGCCGTCTCTCATCGTGCGCGCGGTGTCGGGTTCGGGCGATCGCGATAGCAGCGTCGATGAAGCTTTGTCACTGCTGCCGAGAGATGAGCAGGATGAGCTGCGGGCAGATTTTCAAGGGGTGATTGCTAGGCGTCTGGAAAGGCATACTGGGAAGGAATAATAAAATATAGGCGAGGAAAAGAGTAAATGGGCGGGATCGTAACACTGCATGGAGACGCAAGGCATAGTGAGACAGAAGTAGAGCCAGACGATAGACGACACCAGCTGAAATTGCTGGCTTCCGTGGCTCACGACGGCAAAGAGGCAACATTCCAAGTATCCCGTGGCGAGGGTTCGCGTTCCGGGTTTCATGTGTCCTTTGGAGAGGCGGCTAATTTCTATCACGAGGTGCGTCATGTGACGCACGTAATGACAGATAGGCAACAGATGGCCACTCTTGGGCACGACGCAATTGCAGACCTTTTGCGAACGGCGCTTTGTCCGGACTCGATCGACTTTAAGGTTGATGTCGCCTCCGGGGACACCTTCGCGATCTACCAGTTCACCGAACACGCACCGTTTGTCGTTCGGATGACGCCGCAACAGCTGCACGACGCGCGGCTGCATCTCCACCAGGCGACGCGGCGATCGACGAACTGATGGATAGGGTAAGGCTTACAGCATCGCTGATCCTTTTCTGCGTCATGGGCGGGTGCCAATCGCCCGCGCCGCCGACGACGTACACACCCTCGGCTCCGGCTTTACCGCCGGTTTCGAGCTATAGGCCTTACAGCTTGCCGGCCGGCGACGCCGAGGTTGTGAAGCGCTACGTCACCGAATCGCTGAAGGATCCCGGTAGTGCGACGTTCGGCTCCGTTTCGGCGTCGATCACGGATCGCGGGGTTGTGACAGTTTGCGGCATGGTCAACTCCAAGAACAGCTACGGCGGATATGCTGGCCAAACGCCCTTCATCGGGATCCTTGCGACGAACACTTCCGGGCAGCGTGTGTTCGGCGTCGTCGGGATGGGCGGTACCGACGATCAATCGACATCCGTCCTCTCGCTTTGCCAGCGTAATGGCATCGCGACCTAAGTCGGAGCAGCGTTGAATTTCTGCGGAATCCTTTCTTTCAAGATTAAATCTGACGGTATTGACAAGCCAAGAGCGGGCGGTCTACCCGCCCGCGCTCTCACGCGCTCGGTTGGTGATTACATAAATACCTAGGTGAAGTGCTCTACGTTAGACGTACCAGGTCGCGCGCTACGATTCCTGTCCCGCTACGTCCTGCAACGTTGATGTGCCCCACCACGTTCAAAACAGGGTGCTGGCGCACCCTTTGTGTCGGAGCTCTACGAATCCGAGTGGGATTCTACGCGCGCGAGGCAAATCCGATCGAAAGCAAAAGTGGGAAGTTTCCCATTTTATGTCTTGACGAGTAGGTTTATTCCTACTTATGCTTGGCCATCGAATGGAGAAATCCCGATGGCCGACACATCGATCAAGGAACCCTGTCCGTTTTGCCGTACCCGCGACACCAGCGCAGAACGCTGGCGCGACCACACCGGCGAGCATCACCGCGTCGTTTGCCACAACTGCGGCGCCACCGGTCCCGAGAAGGATACGCGTGGTGAAGCCGTGGACGGCTGGAACCGCCGCAATGGGGGTGACGGCCATGCGTGATCTGCCATTGCGCATCGAAAAATTCTACGACCGCAAGCTGGGTTGGGACTTTTCCATCGGCCCGAGTCACGGCTTCAAAACGTGGTTCGCGATCTGGTGGACCAAGCGCTGCGACTGCGGTGTAGCGCTCGGCAATAGGGAGGTCCGCTTCTCACTTTCCCACCGAGCGGAGGGCTGACCGATGCCAACCCCATCCCTCGTCCCCACGCTCGACGACCTCCGCAGCGAGCTCTCCCGCGCGGAACGCGACCTCGTCTGTGCCGACATGATCGACAACGGGCAGCGTCGACAGATCGAGATGGCCGAAGCGCGCGGACGCCTCGACGCTATCAAGAGGCAAATCGCCCGGATTGAGGAGGCTTTCTGATGGCCGACATCAAGGAAGTCTCCGACCGCACGCTCCGCGCCTGGGCGGACTGCAGGGTGATTTCGTCGGCCCGCTACGTCGATGAGATGCAACGCCGCCGCGCTACTCGCGAGACACGCATCCTCACCTTTCCGGACGGTGGGACAGTGGAGCTCTTCGGACCTGACCGCGTGCATGTCGACGCGCCACCGCTCGACTACGAGCTCGATGAGGAGCTCGCGGTTCCAAGTCTCGCCGCTGGCGACGATGACGAAGCCATTCCCAATCCAGCACCAGGCGCATGGCTTGTCTTCTTCTGCGCCTCGACGGTCATCATCGCGGTCTCGCTGATCTGGAGGTCGCTATGAGGCTGACCCCAGAGCAGCTGCACGATCTCGCCGTCGATTCGTTCGACGTCCTCAATTGGGCGAAGCGCAACGGGCTCCGCAAGGACGCCCAGATCAGTGAGCTCGTCCGCACCTTCGAGGTCCGGTTGGGGTACCGCGACGCAGCCATTGCGGCGGCCCTGGCACCGCTGGAGGCCGGGCAATGACGCTCATCACCATGCTCGGCCTCGGCGCCGTCACCGCCGCAGTCCTCGCCCTAGCGGTCACGCTCGGTCACTGGCGGCCGGCGCCGGTGCGCACTGGCTTCGAGGTTCGTTACGAGCACCGGCCGAGGAGATCGACATGATCACCGTCCCTCCGGAAAACGAAGCCGAGGTAAAGAACCGCGATCTCGCGATCGCCGCCGCATCCCAGGCGGCCGATGCCTGCGCCGAACTTCTGCGGTTCGCCCGCGAAGGCGACGGCGTGATGACGGGTCCGTTCACCACCGAAGTTGTTGAGCAGCTGCTCGACGCCGCCAAGATGGCGATGGAAGTCGAAGGCTGGCCAGCGGGGAGCGGCTTTGAACCAGAAACCCGCGAAGAGCGCACCCAAGTTTATGGGGCCGTCGCCAAGTTCCTGGAGGGCTGGGCGTGATGGACAGCCCGTTCAGCCGCTTCACCGACCGAGAAGTCCGCGACATGCTGCACGGCGCCGGGTTGCCGGCGGTGCTCGACGCCACCAACGTCGCGAAGATCGGTCTCACCCGCATCATGACGCAGCGCCAGCTCGTGCTGGCCGCATACCGCGACAATCCTGACGTCGACACCATCTTTGCCGCGCTCGGTCGGCAGGTGCCGAAGTCCAGCATCCGGTCCTATCTCTGCCGCGCGGTCCCTGATGGTGAATGGCGCCAGCGCAACAAGCGCGGATCGGGGAGGGCGGCATGACCGTGACCCTGGAGGAAGCCAGCGGTTGGCATATGCAAGAGGCCGCGCACTACAACGGCGGCAAGGTGTTCTTCGCCTATTTGCATCGCTGCGTTGAACAGCCCCGACTGTCGCGGTTCGACAAGTACGTCAAGGCGACACGCTCGAGCATCAGCACATGGCGCGTGGACGGTGAGGACGTACAGACCTTTGCCGAGGCGGTTGACCGGCTGAATACCCCTCCGGTTTTCACCGCCGAGGAATTGGCGTTCATCGCCTCCGTCCCCGACGACTACGACCCCGACATCGATGTCAGAAAGACGATGGATATCCTCGTCGCCGACGGTGCCCGCAACAAGGGCGCCGTCGAGTGGGAGAAGGGCCGGTGCCGCCGAACCGATGGCGGACGCTCAGCGCTGGGTGAGCGGCCGTGACAATCGAAATCATCAGACCCGCCGATCGCCAAGCCTGGCTCGCCGCCCGGTCGAAGGATGTCACCGCATCGGTTGCAGCCGCCGTCCTCGGCGCCCACCCGTACACGACACCCTACCAATTGTGGGCCGAGAAGACCGGCCGCCTCTCGCCCGACGACGAAGAAACCGAGGCGATGGAACGCGGCAACCTCATGGAGCCCGTTGTGGTCGCCATGATCCGGAAGCGATTCCCGGAGTGGACCGTCACCTATGAGAACGACCGCGCCTACTATCGTGATCCCGCCCGCCGCATCGGTGCGACGCCGGACGCCTTCCTGCATCGTCCGGACCGCGCCGGTACCGGGAACTGCCAGATCAAATCCGCCTCGGAAGACGCCTTCAAGGAATTCTGGCTGGACCCCGACACTGGCGATGTGGTGCCGCCGACATGGATCGCCGTCCAGGCAATCACGGAAGCCCAGCTCACAGGTTGCGCCTGGGCCTGCGTCGCGCTGGTGGTGATCACCTGGCGCGGCACCTTCCAGCTGCACATCATCGATATCCCGATCCATCTCAGGCTGTGGAACCGGTTGCTCGCCAAGGTCGACGAGTTCTGGACCATGGTGGCGAGCGGCGAGGAGCCTTCCCCGGACTGGCAACGCGACGGCGACGCCGTCATGGATGTCTACCGCGACTCGATGCCGGAGCGGCGGGATCTCAGCGGCGACGATTTCGTCGATGCAACTGTGGCGGACTATCGCGCCAGCAAGGAAGCGGCAAGCGCGGCGACGAAGCGAGCTGACGCGCTCCGGCCAATCATCATCCGCGCCCTCGGCAACGCCGAGATCGGGTTGACCGCCAACTGGGAGGTCTCCGCGCGGACCTCGTTCCGCACCACCGGATCGCAGAGCCGCACGCTCCGCGTCAAACCAAGGAGAGATCTCGATGCAAGTTTCTGACGCCCCATCGCTCGTCGGGCCCGGCCACAACCTGGCGACGACCGCCGACATCCTTCGTGATCGCTTTAAGCCGTTGCTCGACGAGGTCGAGGATCTCGCGAAGCGCGCCACCGCGGCGAAGAATGCACTGACCGACGGCGCCATCGCCAACGACAACGAGCGCGATCCCTTCATCGCCCTCGGCATCGAGGCCAGGAAGCTGGCGAAGCGTCTCGGTGAGACCAAGCTGGCGACGACCAAACCGCTCCGCGACGAGGTCACCGAGACCAACCGCTTCTTCGATACCGTCATTGTTCGGCCGGAAACCATCCAGTCCGCCTTCGAGACGATCGTCGGCCGCTACGACACAAAGAAGCGGGAGGAGGCGCGGATCTCCGCCGCGGCCGAGGCGCAGCGCGCGCAGGAAGAGGCGAAGCGCAAGCTCGATGAAGCCGCGGCGAGCGGCCACAGCGTCCTGGGTGATGTCCTCATGCAGGAAGCCGTCGACGCCGAACACAAGGCGGCAGTTCTCGTCAACGAAGCGATCACCGCCGGGAGTGGGCCCACCCGCACCGAGGCCGGCACCGTTTCGGCCACAGCGAAGTGGACGCATCGCATCACCGAACCATCGAAGATCCCGCTCGAGAAGCTGCGGCCGTACATGTCGATCGACGACATCGACAAATTTGTCCGCGCCTACGTCCGCGCCAACAAGAACACCGCTCCCTTGCCCGGGGTGGAGATTTTCCAGGACACAAAGACTTCATTCCGCGGCTGATCGCCGGCGGCAACCAGGACGACCCCCACTATGAATGTAGAATGGCGCCCCATCCCCTTCGCCCGACACTACGAGGTTTCCAACCTCGGTGGTGTGCGGCGGCGCACGGAAGGCACCAGCACTTTCCCTGGCCGCGAGCTGAAGCCGTGGCTGGAATCGAATGGCTACTATCGCGTGACCCTTCGTATCAACGGTGAGAGCGTCAAGCATTGGGTGCAGCGGCTGGTCGCATTCGCTTTCCATGGCGACCCGCCCACGCCCGAGCACGAGGCCGCGCACTGCGACGGCGTAAGCGCCAACAATCGATCCGACAACATTGCATGGAAAACTCCACTCGAGAACAGCGCCGATGTTGACCTGCACGGGAACCGCGCCAGCGGCGATCGGCATCCTGGCGCAAAGCTGACCGCGGCAGCTGTCGCCGACATCCGCGCCCGATACACCGGCCGTTATGGCGAGCAGACTGCGCTCGCCCGTGAATACGGCGTGACCCAGCCGGTAATTTTCGCAGTCGTCAACCGAACAACATGGGTCGACGCGGATGGGCCGCGCGCCACAGCACCGGAGACACGAGCATGAACGATCAATCGAAAGGGCCAAGCGAGATTATGCTTGTCCGCAACCAGATCGACGACATGGCGACCCAATTCCAGGCCGCGCTGCCGGCGCATATCCCGGTGGAACGCTTTGCCCGCGTGGTGATGACGGCGATCCAGAACAACGGCGATCTGCTGGGCTGCTCGCGTCGCTCCCTCTTCAACGCCGCCATGAAGGCCGCCCAAGATGGCCTGCTGCCCGACGGCCGTGAAGGCGCCATGGTGCCCTACAAGGGTGAGGTCACATGGATGCCGATGGTTGGCGGCATCCGTAAGAAGGCGCGCAACTCCGGCGAGATCGCAACATGGGATGTCCATGCCGTCTTTGCGAACGACGCCTTCGAGTACGAGCTCGGCGACAACCCTTTCATTCGCCACAAGCCGACGCTTGCCAACCGTGGCGCATTGATCGCGGTTTACTCGGTGGCGACACTGAAGACCGGCGAGAAGTCCCGCGACGTCATGTCGGTGGAGGACGTCGAGAAGATCAGGTCGAAGTCGCGGGCGCAGAATGGGCCTTGGAAGGACCCGGTCTTTTACCCAGAGATGGCGAAGAAGACCGTAGCGCGTCGGCATTCCAAAGTCCTGCCGATGTCGAGCGACCTCGACGACCTGATCAGGCGCGATGACGACCTGTACAACCTGAAGGGTGCCCAGGAGGAGGCTTCGGCGGCAAAGCCGAAGTCGCTCGCCGGCCGGCTCGATCAACTCGCGGATTTCAGCGACGAGAAGGATGTCGTCGACAATGAGACCGGCGAGATCGTCCAGGAAGGCAAGAACAAGAAACCCGCTGCCGACAAAGCAGCGACAAAATCGGAAGCCGGTTCTTCTCCGGCCGGCTCCGAGCAATCCGGCAAGCAGGCCTCCACCTCCAAGGCTGCTACCGGGAACCAGCCATCGTCCGGCACCTCCCGAGCCCAATCCCAGCCGGACGACGGCGACCCCATCGCGAAGGCGACCCGCATGGGCCGCGCCGCTTACCGCCGCAACATGTCGAAGAAGGCGATCCCGGTCGACTTCAAGGCGGAGGGCAGGGAAGCGGAGCGCCAGGCCTGGCTCGACGGGTTTGCCGCCGAGGAAGACGACGAGGCCGCACCGGAGCCGGGCTCGCAGGAGGAGGATTGAGCCATGTTCAGGTTGCGCAGAGCAAGAAAGGTCGACGCGTTGGAGGCCGAACTCGCAGGGGAAATTTTGTCATCACTCCTCGATCGCAGTTCCTCCACGGTCAAGGCAATGCTCGATCGCTTCCACGATGATGAGGTCGCGCTGGAACGCGACATCGCCGATCTGACCGAAAGGCTGCGGCAGACCCGTGTTGCCATCTCGGCCTTCGAAGGCGCCGGCAGGGTCTTGGATGACGGCAACCATGCGCCGATCGCCGCTGACCCCGACAAGGTCGGTCGGTTGGTGTCGCGCGGTCGCGGCTCGCTTCGTGCGATGCAGGAAGCTGACTTCGTGGTCGACGGCGGGCGCGTCGTTAAATCACGGGACGCCGAGCTGCCCATCTCGATGGTCCACAAGGACATCCGGGCATGACGACGGAGGTCCACGCCGCTGATGTCGCCGTTTTCGCGAACGGCCGCAAGATCGTCTCGGTGACGAAGCCGGGATCCAGGGAGGTGCCGAGCAAGGCCGGTCCCATCGCTCAGCCCTTCAATGTTGGCGACGTCATGCTCGTCGACGCCGGCGGCCACGCCATCGTTGGGCCGCTCAACTTCGCCGGCGCTTCCGAGATCGCCCGGGCTGTCATCGAAGGCGATCCGCATGCGGTGACGGACAGCCATTCGCTGCGCGCGCTGGCGACCGCCGTGATTGGATTTGCCGCGCAGGTTGTGGCGCCGGAGCCGACGCCAGAGCCTGTCGAACCCGCGCGCTGCAACCATGCTGATTACAGCTTCGCCAAGGATGGCCGCTACTGCCCTTGCGGCGAACTCATGGCCGATTTCGGCGACTGACGCCACCAACAGGAGAGATCAAATGACCATCGCAGACCGCGTGAAGAAGATCATCGTCGAGACCCTCGGCGTCACCGCCGATCGTGTAACCAAGGAAGCCGGCTTCATCGATGACCTCAAAGCGCTGCGGCAGGATCATTTCGGAGGGCTCGATGACTGATATTTTCACGCTCATAAGAATTGTCGACACCGAAACAACCGGCATCGACGATCCCGCCGAGATGGTCGAGGTCGGCTTCACGGATGTCCGTCTGTTCCCCGATGGCTGGGCAATCGAGCGCGGTCCTATCTCGCGGCTGGTCAATCCCGGCATGCCGATCAGCTTCCCGGCCATGGCGGTGCACCACATCACCGATGCCGTAGCCGCGACCGGGATGGACCCGAACGACGCTCGGGCGCTGGTCGCGAAGGGCGCCGACATCCTCTGCGCTCACAACGCCGCGTTCGACAGCCGGTTCATTCGCGGTCACAACCTGCCGTGGATTTGCTCATTCAAAGCGGCGCGCACCGCCTGGCCGGAGATGCAGTCGCACGGCAACGGATCGATCCGCTACGAGCGCGGGCTCTGTCTCGACGATCCTCGGACGGAGCCGTCGCACCGCGCCGGGCCTGACACCTGGGTGACCGCGCATATCTTGCTCGACCTCCTGAAGCTCTACACGCCCGAAATGCTGATCGACATGTCGATGAAGCCGGTCACGTTGATGAAGGTCGGGTTCGGCGAGCACTACGGGAAACGCTGGTCTGAGGTGCCGACCAAGTATCTGGACTGGGTCCTTCACAAATCGACGATGCCGACCGATCCCACAAAGGAAGACGTCGTCCATACCGCGCGCCTGGAATGGGTGAAGCGGACTTCCGATCCCCAACCGAAGCCTGCCGCACCGGCGCCGACCAGAGAGGTCGTCGATCCAGATGCGTGGCGCAAAGACATAGGGAAGTTCTGATCATGACCCAGACCAAGGAATTCCCGACGCGCGACGTGCTGTCGACGATCGCCGGCGTTCTCATAAGCGAGATCGGCGGCGTCTATGAAGTGCTCAACTGGATGACGGGTGAGAGCGTCTACACGCATCAGATCCCCCGCATCAGCCGTGAGGCAACGCCCGTCGTCCTCAAGATGCACCCCCAGCTTGAACCTACGATCGCCGAAGCCGAGCATGTGACGCCCGACAACTATCTGGAATGGCGCACGACGTGGGAGGAGCGATACGGCCTCACGATCGCGGTTCCGAAAATGACGATCGCCGAACACGAACGAATCGATCCAATCTCCGAACTCGCCGAGAAGATGCACCCCGACAAGATCATCGTCGTCAACGTGGATGACGTGTGATGCCCGGCCTCCGCGAAGCCAAGACATTCGAGGTTCTCACCGCTCTGGGTGACCATGAGGTCACCACCGCGCAGAAGCTGGCGGCGCGCGTCAAGGTCAGCGAGCGGACGATCTACCGCTATATCCGCGATCTCCGCTCCGCCGGTGCCCCGATCCTTTCAGAGGCCGGCCTGGGCTATCAGCTGAGGAAGCGGGGTAGCAGCAATGGGTGAAGTCACCGCAATCTCGTGGTGCGACCACACGTTCAATCCTTGGGTAGGCTGCACAAAGGTCTCACCAGCGTGCGACGGCTGCTACGCCGAGGCAATGATGGACAAGCGCTATGGACGCGTCCAGTGGGGCGCGCCAGGCAAGGGCAACGGCACGCGCGCTAGGACATCTGCCGGCAACTGGCATCAGCCCATCCGCTGGAACAAGAAGGCCGAGGCGGATGGAACGCGACCGTTCGTGTTCTGCTCGAGCCTCGCCGATGTGTTCGACAATCAGGTGCCGGCAGAGTGGCGCACCGATCTGTTCGAACTGATCCACTCGACGCCGAACCTCGTCTGGCTGCTGCTCACTAAGCGCCCGCAGAACATCGTGCGGATGTACGGGGCAGCGTTCGACATGGCTTGGCCGAAGAATGCCGCCATCGGTACGACCGTCGAGGACCAGGACCGGGCAATCAATCTCTTTCGCCTGGCCTCGGCCGCGCGAGACCTGAACCCGCTATTCACCTTCGCCAGCTTCGAGCCCCTGCTCGGTCACGTCGACCCGACGCGCATCGTTGTGCATGAAGGGCCGGCGACATTCTACGGCAACCCTGAGATCGAGCGCGCCAGCATCCTGTTCGACGCGCTCCTCGGCGCGCCCTCGATGGACCTTCCGCCTCTCGGCTGGGCGATCACCGGCGGCGAGACCGACCAGGGCGGCCACAACGCGCGGCCGACGCATCCGGCTTGGTATCGCATGCTCCGCGACCAATGCGACAAGGCTGGGATCCCTTATCATCATAAACAGAACGGTGAGTTCTCGGACTTCGATCATATCGGCATGGCCTGGAACGGCCTTCCGCCGAAGATCCAGGAGCAGCAGAAATTCATCGACGGCAAGGCGATGATCAAGATCGGCAAGCACCGGTCCGGCCGCCTCCTGGACGGCGTCGAGCACAACGCCAGACCGGCGGTGCTCTGATGGACGCCCAAGCCTATCCACTGACCTGGCCCGACACGATGCCAAGGACACCCAACAAGGTGGCCTCCAAGTTTAAGACTGGCTTGCCAGCTGCATTGAAGAACGTGCGCGGTTCCCTCGGCCTCTTCGCCGCCGACACCAACAAGCGCGTCGAAAGCCTTGTGATCTCGTCGAACGTCACGCTCGGCGTGGAAAGGCCAGCAGATCCCGGCGTCGCCGTCTGGTTCGTCTGGGACGGCATGCAGGTCTGCATCGCCGTCGATCGATACGCCAAGGTCGAGGATAACCTTCAGGCGATCCATCATATCGTTGAGGCTCGCCGTACCGAGATGCGCCACGGTGGCCTGCATATCGTCCGCGCCACCTTCCGAGGCTTCACCGCGTTGCCGGCGCCGACGAAGAAGGGTTGGCGCGAGGTATTTTCCGTAGACGGCACGCTCCCGACAACGGCCGCCGGAATCGAAAGCCGCTATCGCTCTCTGGCGAAGGCGCGCCATCCCGACAGCCCGGGCGGCTCGCATGACGCGATGACCGAGCTCAACACAGCAAAATCAGAAGCCCTCAAAGAGATAGGTGCGTAATGGCAGGTTCAGTTAACCGCGTGATGTTGATTGGCCACCTTGGCGCCGACCCAGAAATCCGCCGGCTCAACTCCGGCGATCCGGTCGTCAACATCCGCATCGCCACCTCGGAGAGCTGGCGGGACAAGAATTCCGGCGAACGCAAAGAGAAAACTGAGTGGCACAACGTGGTGATATTCAACGAAAATATCGCCAAGGTCGCCGAGCAGTATCTCAAGAAGGGGATGAAGGTCTACATCGAAGGGCAATTGCAAACCCGGAAGTGGCAGGATCAATCCGGGACCGACCGCTACACCACCGAAATCATCCTGCAGAAGTTCCGTGGCGAGCTCCAGATGCTCGACACCAAGAACGGTGGTGGCGACGGCGATCGCGGTGAAGATCGCAGCGGCGCAAGTCGATCGAGCGGCGGTGGTAACCGGGGTGGCAGCGACTTCGGCGGCGGTGGGTTCGGCGGTGGTGGCGGGCAGGGCGGCGGTGGCCGACCGTCAAGCAGCAGAGAACTTGACGACGAAATCCCCTTCGCCCCTGAGTGGAGGTGATCTTGGCAACCTGCATCGATTGTGCCACCGAGAAACCGGCCTCGAACTTCTACGCGCATCCAGCGATGGCGGCCGGGCACACGAACGTGTGCAAGGTCTGCCACAGGTTGAGGATGAAAAGACGCCGCCTTCTGGACCCTGCGGTGCAGGCAGCCGACGTTGCCAGGGCGAAGCGGCCGGCTCGGAAAGCGGTCAGCCGCGTCACAGCCGACATGTGGCGGGACAAGAACCCGGCCGGCTACAAGGCTCAAAACGCCGCTAACAACGCAATCCGAGACGGACGCCTCAAGAAGGAGCCATGCGCTATCTGTGGTGGGTCGAAGGTTCGCGGTTTTCACCGCGACTACTCCAAGCCCCTCGATGTCGTCTGGCTTTGCGCGAAATGCCACTGCCGGCTGCTGGCCTCCTTTCCGGAGATCAGAGCGCTGCCGGGCCGCCAAGACTGGCAACCGACGCATCGCCACAGGAAGGGCGGTTCCTACAAATTCACCGGCGCGGCGAAGCTCCAATCGTCCACCCCGCTTTCGGACATGGATGCGATGGTCGTCTACCAGGCCGAGGATGGAACCTTCTGGGTTACGCCTCACGTCGAATTCCTCGACGGCCGCTTCGAATCGATCGAGGTCGATTGATGGTCGCCTATTCCTTCAAGTCTCGCTTCGCCGCACCGATCCAGGCCGGCACCAAACGGCAGACGATCCGCGCCGATCGGAAGCGTCATGCCAAACCGGGCGAGCAGCTGCAGCTCTACACCGGCATGCGGACGAAGCAGTGCAAGCTAATCGGCCGGTCGACGTGTGTATCTGTCGACCTGGTGCTGCTGAACTTTGCCGATTATGGCGTGGTCAGGATCAACGGCATCGTGCTGTTTTCCGATGCCGCCATGCAGGAGTTCGCTCGCCGCGACGGCTTCGCCTCATGGGCGGACATGCGCTCCTTCTGGCACGAAAACCATCCCGGCATAGAGCAGTTTGAGGGCGTCATCATTCGCTGGAGCGATCTCCATGCGTGACGCCGTCCTCTCCCGCCTCCGCGCCGGCGAGCGCCTGCATCAGCAGATCGTTGACGGCCGCCGCCAGTGGTGGTTCGACGAGCCGTTCCAGGATGTCCCCGACGCTGTCGTGGCGAAGATCCGCGCTGGCGGCGAGTTTGCGCTCGTCGAAGTCGGCGATAGCCTTTTCGGTCTGCCTGACAATTCCCAGACGTGGGAGGGCGATCCATGTCCGACCGAGTAGGCTGCATCAATCCGCGTTGCCGACGCACCAGCAAGGCCGATGGATCGGGCGAAATGATTTGCGGGAAGTGCTTCCGAGCCTTGCCCACCGACATGCGCCGGCGCGATCGTCAGTGTCGCCGTCGGCTGAACAGCCTTAAGCGCAAGATCGAGCGCCTGCTCGCCAAGTCGGATGGTCGTGCCGATATCAGCCGGCTCGATCGGCTCCACGACGCCGCTCTGCGCCTATTCTATCGGAGCTGGGATCGCATGAGGGCCTACTACCAGACGCCGGACAAGCCGGCCGGGCTGGACACGTTCCTCGAGGAGGTCGGGCTGTGAGCAAGCGCAAGACCGACTTACGGTCCCTGAAAGCGCGCCGTGACAGCGCTATGGCGCGGCCCGAGCTACGCGGCAGCGAAGCGCCGATTGTCATCCTGGACGACGCCGCCATTGAGGAAGCCACCAAGGCGGGCCGCTACAGGAAGCTGCCGGCGCAAAAGCGAGGACGCAAATGACGCCGACGTTGGTGCACCGCTACACCTGGCCGGTCCGCGAAGCGATCGAGCACCTCCTCGGCGAGGACGCCGGTGACTGCACGGCCTGGCAGGTCCGCATCGAAGGTGAGCAGCTCGTCATCGATGTCGTCGGACCATCGGAAGTCACCTTCCGCGTTGGCGACTATGAATATACCGTCGACGGGCGCGGGCAGGAGCCCTCCAATGAGGCCGCAAAAATTAGCACGGCCGCTCCGGAGGCCGCTGCCGCACCAGCAGAACCACCACGCAAAGGCGGTGCGCTGGCGCGCCAAGCCGGGATCATCTGCGGGGAAAAGGGGCTCTGGACCTTCGTCCTGAAGAAGTACGGCGTCACCGTTGGATCGGCCGACGAGGCCGCCACCTGGTTGAAGGCGCAATGCGGCGTCACCAGCCGCATCGACTTCGACCACGACGCCGGCAAGGCCGCCAACTTCCGTGAGATCGACAAGACCTATCGGCTATGGCTGGAGGGCTACGACTGATGGGGCGGCGCGCCATCCAGCCCCCACCTCTGCGGATCGACGATCTGCCGATGTTTGCCAGCGATCTCGCCATCGCTGAGGCCATCGTCGGGCGCGAGCACGCTGAAAAATGGATGCGCGAGCGGCTCCCCACTCTTGCCAACAAGCCGGGTTTCCCGGCTATTGATGAATTTCATGGCGGACGACCGGTCTCGCTGGTCGCTCGGTTCTATGAAAGTTACCTCGGGACGGCGTCATCTACCGCAACCGCGCCGCCCGGCAAAGCGGATGCGACCCAATGGAAGACGAAGAGCAAATCAAGGCGCCAGGGCTGAAGTGGTTCAAACGCGCCAATGGCCGCGTTCCGACGTGGGTGGCCGACGAGGCCGACGTCAAGAACGGTTATATCCCCAAGACCGTCAATCTCCAGCATCTCACCGATCAGCCCGAAATGCTGAAGGCGAAGTGTCATTCCCTGCAGGCTGACCTGGTCCTTTGGCGGACAGGCTACCGCGCCGATCCGCTGAAGTTCGACGGCACCGTGAAATCTCTGCTCTCGATCTATGAGACGCACCCACGGAGCCCATACCACAAGCTGAAGCCGGGCTCGCTCGTCCCTTACAACCACTATCTGAAGAGCCTGAAGGGCCATATCGGCAGCGTCCGGATCGACGACATAAGTGGCGTCGATCTCATGGACTGGCATGACGTCTGGTCGGAGAACGGGCGCTATCTGGCTGCATCATCCACGGCGCGCGCGGTGCTTTTCGCGGCAACAAGCTTTGGCGTCATGCTGCGCCAGCCGGGGTGTCCCGAATTGCAGGTGGTTCTCTTAGAGACAGGGAAGAAGCTCCCGCAGCCGAAGCCCCGGAAGCAAGCCGCAACCGCCACTCAGATCACCGCGGCTCGCGCGGCCGCTCACGCCGCGGGTCGCCCGTCCTCAGCTCTCACCTATGCGCTATGCTTCGAAACCACGCTTCGCCTGTGGGATGTCATCGGGCAATGGTGGCCGATGGAAATGGGCGGCATCTCTGAGGTTCTGGACGCCGGTCGCGAGTTGAAATGGTTCGGCTTGCGTTGGGAGGATATCGATGCGGACCTCGTGCTGCGCTACATCCCGTCAAAAACCGCTGACAGTTCCGGCGCCGAGATCTCCTATTCGCTGAAGAAGGCGCCGATGGTGATCGAGGAGTTGAAGCATTGGCCGGCCGAGCTTCGGCGAGGACCGGTGATCGTCTCCGAAGAGACCGGATTGCCTTATCGGACCAAGATATTTGGACAGCGCTGGACTGTCGATCGAAAAGCCGCCGGGCTCCCCACCAAGCTGTGGGCCCGCGATCTCCGTGCCTCCGGTATCACCGAGGGGAGAGCTTCCGACGCGTCGCTGGCGGATGCCCAGAAGGTCGCCGGTCACTCCAACATAGGCACAACCGAGAAATATGACCGCGCCGTTCTGGAAGCCGCTGACCGTTTTGCCGACGCCAGGATGAAGCGTCGGGAACAGAGCGGTAACGGCAGCGGTAGCGGGCGGTAG